ACATTTTATCGTTATAAATGATTATTTCATCTTATGATTAAGTGTTAGTGTTTAGGTTAATCAGTTCTTTTTGAATCGTAATTACATCATATTCATCATCTACACTTGATAGATCAACAGGTGCAAACTCAGAAAGATTTACAGTGTTGTTTGTATGAATGGGGGCATAGAAGAGTTCTTGAGTATCAGGATCAATTGTATAAACACAACCGTAGTTTTCTTTTTGAAGAATAATCATTTGGTTTGAGAGTTAATAATTGCTTGTGCGATTAGAAGAAGTTCATTACCATCTTGTGCTTTAGATAGTAGTTCAAGTTTTTCTTTACGTTTCATCTTTGTTTTAATCAATGACTGAGTAGTTGTCAACATCAATCTCTTTGAGAAGAGTTGTGTATGCTTGAATAGATGCTTCAGTGCAATTATTCTTTTTGAGGTCTTGAATATAATACTCAAGTGCCTCGATAAGCATATGAGTTCGATTGGATTTTTCCATTCTAATTACTCATTACTTTATCGAATAAAGAATCATAAGCATCTTCACTTAACCATTCGGGAATCTCACAACCAGAATGAAATTCAATCAATGCTTGTAACACTTCAAGTTCTTCAGGTGTGAATCGAAAGATGAGTTCAGTCATTGATAGAACCGATTGCGAATTTCATTACGAAGTTTATTGAGTGTCTGAATATCAGAAATATATGCTACATCAGAATGATAATGCTCCTCGAAACTTGCATAACCAAGAACATCAACAATATCTTGAATAGTCAAATCATCGTGTTCTTGCAACTGACATTCATCAAACTGATTGAAGTATCGAGTCAGAAATAACAGAGCATCAGAGTAGATGGTTTCAGTGAGAGTTTGAGTCATTTCAGTTACTTACTTTACGTTCAATCAGTTTAGCAGGAGATCCACAAGACCTATAAAACTCTACCATTGATTGTGCTTCTTGTAGAGTATTAAAGTATTGACTTCTCCATTCACAATCGTTGTAAGGCACCTGATAAGTAACTTCATACATTTGATTCATTTCAGGCATTGATGAGTTGTTGAACTTGTGCGAAGGTTTTACATTGCCCTGCTTTAATAGCATTGATGATGCTATAAGTCACAAAACCACAACGTTCAGTGGCAGGATCACAAATAGCATAACCTGCTTGCTTGGTTTGAACATCGAAAACAGTTTTGATCAGCATTGTTTGTTGTTTGTGTGGGACAGATGAAAGAATTAAGAACTAGATGCGAGCAAGTGCATCTTTCTTTTGCTTGGGATTAGAAACTTTCTTACACCAAGCAGACTTACGAGAAGAATTAACTTGAGAAGGAAGTTTCTGCTTACCTTGCACTTCATTCACAAGTTGAATCATTTGAATGAAGAATTGCTTTTCCATCCGTTGAGCAGCAGTCATTTCTTGAGTCTGAACTTCGTTCATCATAGCACGGATCTGGGTGTTTGTCAAGGTGGTAACGGTTCTTCTACCTATCAGCATCCCTGATGGGTATGCTGGACTCAGAACTGTTCATTTGCATAAGAATCAATCCCCCGAATAATTCCTTCAGCAAATGCAACAGCAATACTTGCCCAAAACTCAGGACTTTTTACAAGATCAGAAATTGCTTTAATCCAATCTTGAGGAGTAGAGTTCTTCAGCATTTCCTTCTCTTCAGGAGTCAGATTGGAAATTGTTTCATTCCAATCAGATTTAAGTTGTTGTTCGAGAGTTTGCATAAAGAATGAAGAATGGGACTCGGGTGGGACCAGACCCCTCCACCTCTTTAATATACCACATCCAGGGGTCTGTGCTCATTTACTGTGCCACTAGAACAAGTGGCACACGGTATAAGAGACTAGAGTTGAGACAGCACCCACATCATCGCAGATACTTCTTCTTTAGTATTCCAACCATTTACATCTTCAGTCATATTTCCATTGGGACGGAAAATTGCAACTTCATAATTGTTCTCATTGATGTTGCCATAGAGACCACAATTCGGTGGACCAGCAACTACACTAATCTCCCAACCGTTGGAAAACTTATGTCGTGCTTGAATACACTCAGGAATATGATGGGGGTTAAACTTCAGAAGGTCAAACATTGTAAGTAACTTGATAAGAACTGAACTTTGTAACTGCGTCGAGAATCTTTAGATGTTCTTGCGTTGGTTCATAATCATCATTGTCAAACGGAGAAAGAATATAAACCATTTGGTCGCAGATGAGTTTATGTAGAACCTTATAATTTTCCTTACTCAGTGTGATTTGCATTAAATCTTTATCCATTGTCATTTTCAAATAACTTGTTGCGAGAGTGCATACTTCACAATCTCGGTGCGATTGTTCTTATATTGCAGAAGAAGTTCAATCAGAGGTTTGGTATCATCAGGATTTTGAACTTTTGGGTCACATTCACTATTGACAATAGCAGTGAAAATACTTGCAATCTCAAAATCAGATTCAAACAGAATTTCCCGATGCTCATCAATATAAAGATAATCATCTACTGCACTACCAGAAAGTTTCAGAGGAATATCAGGACCAATCATACCCAAAGTTGCAAGTCGTTGCAATGCACCAACAACCCACATCAGTTTACACTCATCAATTGTCAGTTGTGCGTTCATCGTATTAGGAATAAAGGGAAAAGTGAAGTAGAGGCGAGATTAACTCACACTCCACACAGTTGTTTGGTCACAGAACCAGTTGCTTGACGGTTCAGAGATACACCAGCACCAACGTTAGAACCAGCATAAGCACCAGCACCATTAGCACCATTCATCTTCTTTGCACGTCCGAATCGCATCGTAGAGAGTTTATCACTCACTGCTTTTGCATCATCGTGAACTCGGTTCTCTGCTTTCTTCATTTCACGCAAACGCAGAGCAACATTATCTGCAAATGCCTTGCGGAAATTAAGTTTGAAACTACGAGAAACAGTTGCACCAGTTAGAGCAGACATAATCTTCTCTGCTTGATATGCAACTTCTGCTTCTTTCTCCATCACTTGATTCAGGTAATCATAATAGAGACGCACTTGGATTTGTTGTGCTTCACTACCAATGATTTGCAGAGACTTAACATCACCATTCTTCATATATGCCTTTGCATCATAGAAAGATGCAATCGCATTCAGAAGAGTTGTAAGTGCAACATTCACACGTTTGAAATTGATGAAAGATTCATCATAAACTTGAGTTTCAGTTGCTTCGGTGATTGTAACACCATACTGCTTACACAGTTTATCAATCATCTTGGCAGCAGCATCTGCTTCACCATCAAAAGAAGTTCCTTCCTGAAGTTTCAGGATAGACTGAATCTTGGAGATGACTTGTGAACGGTCCATGTTAAAAGAATGAAGATTGAGACTCGGGTGGGACAGTGCGACCTGCTCCCTCCACCCTTTAAGATTAGCATATTTGGGGGTCTGTGCCCATTTCGTGTGCCACTAGAACAAGTGGCACATCTCAACACTGGACTCACCGATTTGTGCTGATAATATCAGCAACAGTGTAAAGTGTGTTTGCAGTTACATTCCTCACACTCGGAGAGAAAATAAATGCAACTGCAAAGATAAGAATTATAGTTCGCATCTTATTTGGTGGTCTAAATGTGAGTGTTTTAGTTCTCATCAGGCAGAGATGGCATAGAGTTTATCAAACTCATAAGCACCATCATCTTCCTCAACTGCCCGATAAACAATCACATTCTCACCAGAGAGTTCAACACTCCAATCAAGTGCTTCATCTTTTGCTTCATATACATTGTCAAACCACTCAGCATCAATCAAATCAAAAGATGCGGGACAGATAACAAACATTGGAATCAAAGAGTAAATGAATTAAATCCACAGAGGGAGAATTGAATCTCCCCCAAATTAAACTCAGGCAGCAACCATAGCACGGGCAATCTCATCATCATTCTCAGGACAATCAGCAATGCCCAGGTCTTCACAAACTTGCTCACGAGTGAGTTCAGTTTGATAGGGAACAAGAACATTCAGAATATCCAGAATGTCGTTGCCAGTATCACCCTGGCAGAGCATAGCAACCATCACATCACGAGAGAAATCAACAGTCATTTTAGTTTGAGTTAGTTGGACGTTTGTGGGTGGGTGTGACCCCTTCCACCCTTTAAGAATACCACATTTAGGGGTCTGTGCTCTTTTAGTGTGCCACTAGAAGAAGTGGCACAGGGCATCATTGGACTCAGTGAGATTCAGAGATTTCAACATAATCAAGATATTTCACACACCAACCAGTTCTGTCAGAAACTGCATCAGCAAGTTCATCTTCAGTCTCAACCTCAAAGACTTCACCAATCACGGATTTAGTGACTGCAACCTGTTCATCATAAGGAAGTTCCCCAGAGATTTCTTCTCCATCATCAAAATCAAACTCAATGTCAGTTAGTTTCAGAAGCATTGTCAGACACCAATAAAAGGATTAGCAAGTTGTGGAATCGTATTGAAGTCTACAACTTCATACGGAATAGTGTGATTGAGATATTCTTCAATCTCAAGATTCATCTCAATGCGATTGAGAAACTTCTTGGATTGACTTTGACCCATAAAAGTGAGAGTCTTCAAGAACCACTCTTGAGATACATCACCAAAAGGTGTTTTGATGGGGTAGAAATCTACCACCATGTTTCCATCGTTAGATTGAAGTTTCATATTCAGAATTTGGTATCAAAAACAAAACCATTGACATAAACAGAATCAAGATTGTCAAAGGTATTTTCCCAGTCAATCTCAATAAAAGCAGGGAAATCAACAGAATAACAATCAGTTACAAAGTTTTCCGCATAATCTGCTTTAGACTCCCATTCACCACGGTAAGCATCTTCAAAGGAAGAGAGATTATCAATACCAAACTCTTCAATGAAAGTATCTACAGCACGATAGTTATAAGATTCACCAAACTGAACATACTCTTCGTAATACTGAACAAATGTATCTTCACCATGCTCACCGATGAAAATATACATATCTTCATCATAATAGGATTGCTCAACCAAATCCTTAATGAAATCAACAGTGGATTCTTTAAGTTGCATTTCAGTTGCAGGCATTGGGTCTCTTAACCTCGATTACTTTGTAATGATAGCACCCCAGAGGGGGAAATGGGGGGTTTGGTGGACAGTCCCCCAACTGTCACAGTCTCACACTAGACTCACTCATCATACCAGTATTCATAATCTTTCACAATATCATCAGGATGATGATACTTTTCAGTCATACGTTCAATAAAGTCTCTCACTTCACCATCATCCATCTCATCATTAAAGAAAAGTGCAACGTTTACACTTTTGTGAGTAGGAATACGTCCTTGTGTCAGAGTGTTTTCTTCTTCCATTAAAATTGTTCTTCGATTAGTTTAGAAAGTGCTTCAAAAGTATAACCCGTATCGTTCAGATTGGCAATATACTCCTTATAGGACCAATCATCTTTATCATCATCCTCAGTAACATCAACTCGAACTTGAGGACTATGAAGAGAAAATCCTGCCCAATTCATCACAGATTTAGGCAGAAACTCACCCTCACCATCGAAATACCAATAGTCCATTGGTTCAGGATTAGTTTCATCACTATTTTCATCATGACTCCTAAACTCCCATTGAGTATCGTGTTCTTGTGAATAAAGGTCACACAGAACACCAAGGCAACAATAACCATTTGCACCACGGAGTTTCCCACTGCCTTGTTCGTATTTGCCAGAAAGCAGAGCATCAACCCATTTCTGTTTAATTTCAGGATTCATTTTAGTTTTCAGTGTCGTTGATGTCATCAAACCAAGTGTCAAGTGAATTAAAGATTTCTGTAACTATACTATCAGATATAGAATCAATGTGTGGTTCTGAATTATGCTTAAAAGCACGATTGTATCCAAACCTTACACCTTCTTCTATTGCCATTTCTAATACGGCACGGAACTTAGGTTTCATCATTCATACGCAGGAAACTGACTTTCTGGTCCATACTCTTTCACATACTCAGGAAAGGCAAGAATCAGTCTAGTTTTATTTGATGGGTCTGCTTTTCGCATTGCATAAGCAAGTGCAACAACAAATGAACCACCAAATGATTCCATTCGGTTCATCATTTCATCAATTTCAATAGCAGTCATCGGCAAGTCCAAGGAAGAGTTTTCAGTTCATCATCAGTAAATTGAATACCATCATCAAGTCGTGCTTCATTCTTATACAAATACCACTGCTTGAAGTTAGTAATGTGTCCTCGCAAATCACCATCCTCATCTACAAAATATACAAGGACATCACAATACTTATTTCTGTCCCAAGTTAGAATGGTGCATTTACGAATGGGTGCTTTTTCAAATTCAATATCATCAAGTTTTTCAATAGGATAATCAGTAAAGGCATCAAGCATTTGAAGTTCCTTTGTGTATGAGAGTATTATAAGGCATCAAAGGGCACTCCGAAGGATGCCCTGTGCCAGTTTTCAGAGTGCCATCACTTACCAGTCAGACCACCAGGTAGGGCAATCAGTCCCAATCGTTGATGTTCCAGATGCCCCACTGGCGACCGTTGAAGTGGGCGTCTCGGGTGGCGATTGCCTGCTCACGCTGGGCGTTAGTATAGTTGTTCCACAGTGAGAGGTCGCCGCTGTTGTAACAGTCGGACCATATCTTGTTTGCTTCGGTCAGGGTCATCGGTTTGTTTCGTATGAGAGTATTATAAGGCATCTGGTGCCTCTGTGCTCTTTTAGTGTGCCAGTGCTACAACTGGCACATCACCATTGATAATACCTGAACTCATCAGTAGTATCTGCATCAGGGTCAAAGAGAACATATTTTGCATTATATTTTTCTTGCACCAATTTCAACAGGTCGCACAAGCAAACCAATCCACCCTGATAATAGAAATCCCTCATCTCTGAAACAGTGGAAACAAGAGCACATTCTTTGTTTCCAACATAAGAAAATTCATCAATCTTTGCTGCTTCCAATGGATGTAGGTGTGCAGTAGAAAGAATAATCAGACTGTGTGTTTCCATAGTCATCAATTCACAGCAAGGACAAGATTGGCAACTCGGTTCTCAGGAACAAACTCCTGCAGTTTATCATAAATCCGTTGGAATTGACCCCCAAGGTGCATATAATAAGCAGAGAGTTGATAATTCTCTGCAAGTTGAAGAGCATTTTCTTTCTCTTCAAGTACGGACATAATATCCAACAACTCACCAGAGGTAAAAGAAATAGAAGTCATTTGATGTTAAAGATGTCAAACAGTTCTTGTTGAGTCTTAGTGAAGAGAGTATCAGGTTCAGGATAGTTGTAAAGTTCTTCCTGAAACTCTTTGTAATGGCAAAGAATGTCTTGCAGAGCAAGCAATTGTTTATCAGTCAAAACTTCCTCAATAGTCAGAACAGTATCAAGCATTTCCATCAGTAATCACTCCCATCATTTGTGCATTGTTGAATCCAATAAGAATAAGCAGGAAAGTTTTGTGGATGACTCCTATCTCGTTGATACCAGTTGAATGCAAGATTCACTCTGTTTTCTGGAATCATCAAATAAGGAATCTTAGAAAGATGTGGGGTGTAAGTCATTGAAGGTCTTCCTCAACCATAGAACTACTATAACACATTTAGGGGTATGTGCTCATTTACTGTGCCAGTGCTACAGGTGGCACAGGATATCATTGGACTCACGTTAAGTTGTGTATGAACTTCTTCAGTAGATGTTTGCCCTTATCTACATCAAATCGTTCATCTAACGTTACCATCAGTTCTTCAATGAGTTCAGCATAACATTTCGGAACCCGAATATGGGTTGTTTCTCCTGACTGTGGAAATTTCTTTGTAAATGGCATAATTCTATGTGGGACACATAATATAATTTATACACCAAGAACTTCACCTTTCACAAAGATAGTATCCACAACATTTTGAAGTTGCTTTGCAATCTTATCACCATAGTTGTTATTAACAGGAATCGTGATAGTGCCAAATGGTTTCTTGTAGAAAGCAAACTCTCCTGCTTTCATCTTACCATCTGCGATTGCTTTACGGTCATCACCGTGCATACGGATAACCCGTCCAACAGTCTGTGCCATTTCAATCAATGGAAGATTGCGAAGCATAATGCAATCAGTCAATCCCTGCACGTTCATACCCTCAGACAAGATGCTGTAGTGAAACACAATGAACTTCTTTTCTGGGTCTGCACCAAACTCATTCATCTTCTCAAAGAAGACTTCACGAGACACTTTCTGTTTGTCAATATAAGCACCGTGCTTAGAAGTGATATGCATAATCGTATAACCCATATCATTGAGTTGTTGAAGCAAATCACTCTCAGTAAACATTGCCCAGATTACTTTGGTGCTAGGAGCAGCAACAAGAACTTTAGGTGCATCACAATCAGAAATCTCTGACAGGATACCTACAATGTTCTCTGCATCTACAAATGCAGCATTTTCTTTAGTGCGAATGGTTTGTGCTTCATAAGGCACAACTTTGGGAGGAATAATACTACCAGCATCAATCAGTTCTTGTGCAGGAATACTGATGATGTTGTTGCCATAAACATCAGTATTATTCATAGACTCCATACTGTTATTGAACTTCGGAGTTGCAGTGAAGAAATAAGCATTATCTGCAACTGATGAAGTATGAGCAATACCCACAAAGTTAGATGGTTTCACGCAATGATGTGCTTCATCAAAATACACAACATCAATTTCAATATCAGACTCATTCACCCGACCAATCGAATTGTAAGTGGTGAAGATAAACTGATGCTTGCCACTTCCGATTGCAGTGTCATTGTATTCTGCAATGTCTGCTGGACGTGTAGAGGATTGATGATGAGTTTCACCACTGTGAACGTGCATATAAGCAACATTCTGGTCCTTGAGATATGCTTCAAACTCAGAACAAAGTTGATTTGCAAGCAGAATACGAGGAGCAACAACAACAAATGTCATTGGTTCCAGTGCGTTAAGAATCCTCTGACGAGCATCTTCCATCATCACAACAGTTTTCCCACCACCAGTAGGAATATACACAGAACCTTTAATGGAGTTCTGAACTGCTTTCAGAGCACGTTGTTGATAAGGAAGAAGAGTCAGCATCAATAAGTCAAGTAACGTTTGTATTCATACATTATAGCACCCCTCCCGTGCGTTCGGGAAGAGTGCTGGACGGTTCCACAAGTGGCACAGAGGTCACATAAACTCGGCCATATAATAATCAACAGTCACTTCTAGTTCTGCTGCTTTACGTTCAATCTCCATTGCATACTCATCTGCATACTCAGCAGACTCGTGATTACAAAACAGGTCAAGAGTAGAATCGTGCATTTTTCTTTGATTAAACAATTTATGTAAAATAAACTTAAACATCAGAACAAAATTGGTTCAAGAGTAGGTTCAGCAAACCCAAACTCAACAGGAGAAACTTCCTTAAACTCATCAGTTCCAGGAATCTGCTTATAGCAGTGCAAAGAACCCTCAAGAACCTTATTAAGTTCAGTATTCACCTTATCAACCCCTACAGAGTCATTATACTCAGGTTCAGGGGTCTTGTCAACCACATCAAAGATGATTAGATTGACACAAGCATCCTTTGCTTCTTTGAGAGTCTTTGTGACTTGTTGAGGAGTGTCTACAACATCAACAATAATCCACTTAGCAGCAGATGCTTTACGAATGAATCCAACAGTGTTAGAATCCTTCTGAACTTCGTAGATACCAGCAGACAGACGAGGAAAGGTGAAAGACATAATCAAGAAAGTTTTTTGATGTTGAGAAAGACCATTTGCATTGCTTCACCGTTCACATAAAAGAACACATAGTTTTTGTGAACTTCAATGTCACCATCTACAGTGGAGAGGTCAACATAATCATCCCCATCATTGTCGGAAATGTAAGGATTGTCGTCCGTATCATACCCCACAAAGTATAGAGTGTCATTCACGCAGACAGCATAAGCATCTGCCAGGAGTTCGTGAAACTTTTCAAGAGTGATAGTGGTGAAAGACATAATCAATAAACAGGTTTGGAAGAGATTTCTTTCCACTCTCGTGGAAAGATTTCGTTAGCAATCTTATCGGTGAGTTTTACACTGTTGATGGGTTTGATGTTGCTTCTGCGTTGAAACGTCTCGACAGTTCCATCCTTAAACTTAACTGTAATGTTGTAAAGCATAATCAATAGCAATACTCAGGAAGAATACAGAAATTACCACAATACATACGAACCCATTTCAAGGTGTCAGCATAGCAACGAGGTTCAGATACTACTGTGCTCACATTCTTACGAGGATTGTAAGCAACCGCAATATAACGATAAAAATCAGGAGATTCTTCAATCTCTTGAATCCACATTTGATTGACATTACCTTCATGCCAATCCCAACGAGAGGTGGTGTAGTTAAAGATAGTATCGAGGTCTGCCAAGTGGTCTCCTTTGCTTGTGTCCCTGTATTGTAGGGCATCAGGGGGGTCTGTGCTCATTTACTGTGCCAGTGCTACAGGTGGCACATCGGTATCAATCTTACCCCTCATATTTCGATTGCCTTGTCTTTACATACTCAAGATTATTCCATTGTTCATAATAACACAATACAAGAAGATGGTCTTTCTTATGAAATGAACCTTTATTGCAGACTTTATCTTTTACTGCAATCTCAATAGAAACATACGCATCATCTTTGAAATAAATCCATCCCTCTAGATTTTTCCACCTGACATAATCATCAACTTTGGGTTTGTAATGAAGTGGCATCTATAAATTAAATAATTTCTTTAATTTATACTCACTTCAAATTACAATTTTTTAATTACTACTGCTTTATCATAAGCATCAAACATTTTCTCATCACGTTGAATTGCAAATGAGTTCCATCCAAGAACAGCAATAAAAGCAAGAAAGATGTAAGTAATAGTTTTAGAGTTCATAATCAGAAAGAAAGGTAAGGGTGGTCAGGGTCAAGCACATCTACAGTGTTATCTGCAAAATGAAATTTGTGCATTGGACAAAACTCATCATAACTAATGTCATAAATTGACACATCCATCTTCAACTGCTCCAGAGTGAGAGTCTGAAGAATCTCCAGAAGATTTTGATAAGTCATCAGATTACTTTGAGTTTGCGTTTGATGTGCTGCAATGCTTGTTTTCTTGCTTTGAGTTTCCCCTTACAAGAACCTTTAGTATTCTTATTTTTTCCTGAGTTGTGCTGCCAATTTGGAGTCATCCCTCCCCTTTGCTTGTCTCCATAGTATAACACCCCTCCAGGGGGTTTGGAGAGGTGTTAGGGACAGTGCTACAAGTGGCACACTGACTATTTTTTGAGAGTCTTGGTTTCTAATCCATTAACAACCATTCCTTTCTTAATCATTTTCATCATTGCTTCCTGTGCGGATTCAAGTTGAAAATAACAAGCAAACTTTCTCTTCCCCATAAACTCATATTCTACAGTATAAAACTCATTATTGAGTTTAGGCATAAGAGTATTCATTCCACTCTGGGTCATTTGCTCTATCGAGAGCAAATAGCATCTTATTCAGTGGTTTTTTTGGAATAGTGCGAAGAGACAAATTAGTTTCTTCAAGAAGTTTATCACTTTTTTTAGAGTTGCAAGGCATACAAGCAACAGTAAGATTTTCCCAAGTATCTTCACCACCACGAGAACGTGGGATGATGTGGTCAATAGTTAGTTCTTTAGTCGAACCACAATACTGACACTTATGACCATCACGTTTATAAATCATTGCTCGTGATGGTCTATTTTGCATTAGTTTCTCGTAGGGCAACTTAATGTAATTGACCAGTCGAATGACTCTCTTACCAAGTGCTTGTGCTTTGTTCTTCATAAGCAGCACGATTGCTCTTTTCCAATTAGTAAAGTTAATTGGTTCATAGGATGCGTTTAGAACAAGAATAGTTTGATTTGGTTCAATTTTTAAGTAGTCCATCGACCTTTTGCGAGTTTAATGTGTGGGAAGATTCTACCTTCCTTATATCTAGATGTCAAAAAGTAAATCTGGATTAAATCCAGTTCCTTGTCCAGGATACCCACCAGGATTACAAATCACTCGGCAACCTTCAATCATATAATTAAAAGCAGTGTGAGTGTGTCCGTGTGCCCAGTATTTAATTTGTGGATGATTAACAATCAAATCATCCAGATTACTACAATAGGCACCATTTGCGTGTTTCTTGAATTGCTGTGGAACCGATTGATAACTCGGTGCATGATGACTGATGACAAATACATTGTCATTGAGTGTTTGTAGTTGATTCAACAGATACTTCTTACTATCCTTATGAAAATTAAGAGTGTCAGTTGGATTCAGTTTCCGATACTTTGGAGTAATACGAATAACTTTGTAGTCATTCATCACTTGTGCTGCTTCCATCATCTCTAGAGCATTTTCATTTCTAAAGTCAGTCCAGAGAGTGAAACCTATAAAGTTCCAGTCTCCAATCTTAACTGTGTCATTGTCAAGGATTTGGAAATTATGAGGAAGATGCTCTTTTATTTTCCTCTTACTTCCTTCGTAATTGTATCCATAATAGCAATGATTCCCAAGAACATATAATATATGTGAAAAATCTTTTGAACATTTATCCACAAAACGAAGATAAATGTCTTTTAATTTTCCATTTGTTTTTAAATACTTTGCTGGAAATATATCTCCTGCCAGCACTAATATATCAGCAGTTCCTAAGTTTGGAATTTCTTCAAAAGAGTTTAAAAATTCAAGGTGCAAATCTGATGCTACTTTAACTTTCATTTTGAATTTTAGTAATTTTTAAAATATCTTTGTGAGGTGATTTCTGGAGATTGCAAGCTAAATTAAATAAATTTTGTTTTTTGTATCCATTGTTTCTTCCCCACTCCGTCAAACAATGAACAGTTTCTTTTTTTCCATTTAAAAATTCAACTTCATAATAATTTGACCTTGGATTGTTTTTTCCTAAGACATTGTGATGATTTTTGCTTATTTTTAATTTTGTTTCCTTTTTATGTCCTTTTCCAAACAAAGGGTGCAATTTTCCTTTCATAACTGGGAATTTTCCTCCACCTGGAGAACTATTCAGTCCTTTTTCTAAAGTATTAAATGTTTCAATATAAAAACATTCTTTTCCATTTAATTGATTGACCTCACACTGCTCAACAATCCCAATTATGAAATCATCCCATCCAGTTTTATTTGCTTGTATGTATAATTTTGCTCTGGAACTTTTTGCAGATGCGTATTTGTGATATCTTAGTCTATCTTGTATACTTCTTCTGGTTTGTCCAATATATTTCTCTCCAGTGGAAATACAGTGGATACAATAAATAGTACCTTTCATAACTGCTCTTTGTTGGGTGCAATAGTATTTATATTAGAAGAGGGGACATTTCTGCCCCCACTATCTTACCTGTGAAGATTGCACCCAACTCAGGCACTATTATTTATATTAAACAGGCATACCTGGATTCGAACCAGGGATAAGGCTTTAGAAGAGCCGTGTGATAATCCACTTCACCATATGCCCAAGAGACCCTCTGGTTTGTGCATTGTTAAGAGGCATAGAGGGTGTGGGTCTTATTCAAAGTTTGGACCTTTGATGCCCGTAAGAATTAACCGTTAAGGACTTGAGATTCAGAATCCTCTGGGTCAATTTTATTTAGCACATACTGAATCGGGTTCATTTTCTTTTGGATTTCACTTTCCAGTTCACGGAAAGTGCCAACCAGTGCTTCAAGAAGGTCAGAACCAGTCAAATCTTCGTAATCACAATCATCAAAGATGTTTTCTTGAAAATACTCAACAAGTTGTTCTTGAAGATTTTCAACCATTTGACGAGATGCAGACTTGTTGCGACGTGCCATAATAAAATTAGTTGGTTAAGAAATTAAAGAATCAAAAATCAAACAGAAGTTACAATACCATCTGCATCGGTGAGAGTCACTTCACCTTCATCTTCATCTTCAGAATCCACAGGTTCAGAATAGTTCTCAAGCACGGTGGAATCATAGTTATCAAGTGCTTCGATGAGTTCAGCACCAGTTTCTGCTTTAGTCAGACTAACAATCAGTTGAGCAGCAGCAGGGTTGGTATCAACGATTTCGGAAGCAAGAGCAATCAGTTTAGCAGACATTTAATGAAAAGTCAAGGGAACGAAAAATGGGTAACTTTATTGGTTAGATATTTCCAACCCATTGGCAAACCCGTTCCAAATGAAATCAAATACTTAAAGAGTATTCAATTTCAATTTCATCTTCATCGGGAAGACCAAGTTGAAGACCAATAAAGTCCTCATAATCAACACCGAGAAACTTTTTAGCAAAGTCCTCGTAATCATCGTGAAGAACACAAGTGTCAATCATCTTGAAACCTCCTTGACTTGATGAATACATCATAGCACAGGTTCTGGGGTCTGTAAAGTGTTATGTGCCAGAAGAATCAGTGGCACAAGGCACAATCAAACATCGTAAAACCGATTTTGCCTTATCTCATCTTGATAGGTTTTATTTATCCATTTTTCATTAAAAGGAGATATCATATAATTATAATGTTCTACCCAACGACCAGAAAAATCTAGGATTAGATTATAATTTTGAAACTTATCGTAGAAACCAATAGAATCAAGGACTAACATGGTGTTGATTGATTACGAAGTAATTATAGCAGGATTTGAGGTGCTGTGATCTTTTAGTGTGCCAGTGCCACAAGTGTCACAGAGTATCAACATCCTCCAACAATTCTGGGTAGTAGTCTGTAACCTCTGTAATCAATTCTTCATCATTATAATCTGCTAGATTATCTTTCAAAGTATCATAAACAAAACGTTCCATAGTCTTATAATCCATTCCTCCAATCGTTTGCTGGATATAATCCTCAACAAGTTGCTCACGATTAAAAGACATTTTGTTAAACACCAAGATTTCAGTATAAAGGTCAGACATAATTAGACAACATCAATTTCGGCAAGTTTCTTTTGTTGACGCAGTTCCTTCACAATCATCTGAAGTTCAGAAATATCTTCATTCAGAATTGTTAGGTCATCGTACATCATCTCTGCTTGATAAACACTTCTACACTTTTTATATTGCTTTGAGAGTTTATCAAACTTTTTCTTTGCTTCTTTGAGTTCTTTTTCGTACTCTTGAATGGATTTTGAATAATTCATTTGCGATAAGGACTAGACCAGTAAGAACGGAAAACAGTAATAACAATAACAGCAGTGCTAATAACACCAACCAAACCAATAAAGGTAGTGGCATCACCAGTAAAATTGAATGTGTCGAACATCATTTGAGTGATTTACTTCGTAATCATAGCACCCTTTCGGTGCGTAATCAAGTGCAAATGGACAGTGAAAAAACTGTCCATTGTTATACCTATGTAGACAATTAAGGAGTTGGGTCAAAATAAACGATTTCTTCCAGTGCAGGAAGAATCTCGTATTGAATAACATCAAGATGCTGGAGATTGATGGTCATATCCATCATATGAAGTTTATTCTCACGTTCTGCAAGTTCTTTAAGAATCTTGTAAGCACGTTCAACTTCTGAATATGCGTAAACAGTGTTACTCACCATTCCCCTCGTTGGATTAGAATCTTTTTAATTTCAGAAAATACAAACTTTTTCAGTTTAGCATCTTCAGTTGTCTCATATGCAAGATAGAGTCTCTTCAGATAATCTTCTTGTGTGCAAACTTTAACTACTTTTGCATCGGTCATTCCAATATCACGCAAAGGAGAACCTGCTTTAACTTTTGCCCTACCAAAGTTCCCAGATACAGAGCCTTGAGTGCGAAGTTTAGGTTTGATTTTAGAAAGATTGGAAGCAGTCATTGCTCTTTTTGAATATGAGACTATTATAGGGCATCCACAGGGGGATTGGTGGGGTCTTGTGCCAGTTTCACAAGTGTCACAGGTTTGGTGAGTAAGTCATTTTTTCAGTTTCCTCACTCGTTCAAGATACTCATTACTCTGTTGATACAATCGTTCAATCAAATCCTCAATATCAGAGATTGCGATTTCATTATACTCACGATTCAGGTTTTCGCAACGCAGAGCATCAATTGCAGATTGTAATGCAATTGCTTGCATATGCATCATACTAATTGGTCCTCCAGTTGGTAATGATTCACACTCCATATTGTAGTAGTCATTATACCTTTGGAGAACACGATTACTCTTCTCCCTTCGTTCAGCAACTTCAAACATTTCATCTGGATAAAATCTATCTTCCATAATGTTCCTTTGATTTCTCATATTATACAACAAAAAAGGTGCCCCGTAAAGGCACCTTGTTCCAGTTCGTCAAGTGTCCTTTATGATACTCTTATTCTTCTAGAAGTATCTATTCCTTTATGTTTTTGATATTTTGAAAGTCCTCCTGGTGTAGAAATATGTCCTGTTTCAAGACACATCCATCTTTGAGAACTTGTTGTTTTTCCTGCTTGTATTCTTACTGATTTTGATACTTTTTTACCATCCTCACTCATCTGTTCTTTTGTTCTTCCGTGAGCACCTACTTTCAGTTCTGCTGCCCTTTTCCCTCCTATTTTTCCTGCTTCACTTCTTATTTTTTGTTTTTCTTCTTCCGTTAAAGAAAAAATTCCCGAACCTTGTTCTTTATTTTTTAATCCACCTTTACTTCTTTGTTCATTAGTTAAAGTAAATAAACCAGTTCCAGTTTTTCTATGTTTTTCTACCATTTTTTTAGAATTTTCACTTAATTGTTCTTTTGTGAGTGCGTGAAATCCCAATCCAAGTTCTTTTACTTTTAATCCAGATTTTTTTCCAATTTCTCTTGCTTGTTCTGTTGGTCTTATATAAGAAAATTTTGTAGATGTTTGATATGCCCTATTAGAAAAATGTGGATTTTCAACTACTTTATAATATTCTTGTAAAGTAATCTCATCATCATATGCCTCTTCTCTTGTAGCATAATCACTTTTCAAGATTATCTTTTGAGTTGGTTTGAATGTCTTATCCCTGTAAGAACCAAAATATCTTACATCATCTTCTGGTAAACATTTACAAGTTCTACTACCAAAATATCCTCTACCATATTCCTCATAGGAATAATAAACATAGTGATACTCTTTGAGTTCCATAGTTCTGCTTTATGTTGTGTCGCAATAGTATTTATACAAGAAAAGGTGCCCGAAAGCACCCAATCTCTGCTATGGTTGCGACACACATAAGCACTATTATTTATCAGTATCTTCTTTATCCATTGTTTTTTCTATTTCAAGTTTAGTTTCTGGTGTTTTGGTTCCAAGAGTAAGAGTTTCAAGAGTTGGAGAAGGAATACGGGACGTTTCTTTACCATTTGTATAGAAGATTAGGTCTTCACTCATTTGTATTTCAGTTCCTTTAGTGCCTCATAATTTATAAGAGTGTCTGGTGGGATTTGAACCCACGTTGATTAACCGTTTTGCAGACGGTTGCCTTCACCACTCGGTCCACAGACACAGCACCAGACGATTATACTATCAAATGTTAAAATTGTCAAAGGTTTTGTTGATAAAGGAATAAATCCCGTTGATGGTTTCAATCGGAACCCAAGCAGGTTCTTCACCATCAAAAGAAACCAGACCTTCTACTACATTTTTCTCTTTGATTTTGGAATAGATGGTTCGTGTTTGTTGAACCTTACTCAAAGGGTTGTTGGGTACAACCGATTGAACAAGTTGAGTTTTGAAGTAATCAAGAAGTTTTTGGTAATCTTCGTCGGATACTTTTGCTTGGAGTGGTTCTTTGTTCATAAAAATAGAGTATTTGTTATGTGTATGAGACTATTATAAGGCATCTGGTGCCCCTGTGGAGGGGTCTTGTGCCAGTTGGTCAGGTGTCCTCTTTCTTCTGCTTTTCAATAAGTTCTCTCAGTTTCTCTCTACCATAAGTCGTCAATTCTTTTTTAGAGTTTCTCAAGTCTTCAATCTCCCTTTCATAAAGAAAGAAACCATCAGGAAGATTCCCGTATTGTTCGGTCATTTTTTCCAACCACCATTAATTGTAGCATAAAACTCATCAAAACAATTTAAACCGTGACATCTTTCATTTAATCTTTCCAAACTATGGGTCATCAAAAATCCCCAAATAGAAAATGCCTCCTTAACTCTCCAATATCCACCACGAAGTTTGAGATAAAGAATATAAAGTTCTTCATTCATCTCTTATCTCCTTGAACCATTTAGCAAATTCAATCCATTTTGTATCGTTGAATGCTTCTGAACGATTGGCAGTGCTGAAGTCTTGGTTCCCATTTTCAGCACAAAATTTATCAAGTGCGTGTTTAATCTCACACCTCATAAGGTATCGGTGCCTATTAACCATTTCGCAGATTTGTTCGTCAGTCATTGTTCCCAAGCATAAGATTTCAGGAATTCATTATCCCTTTGAAGTGTTTCAATTTTATCATACAAATCATCAATAATTTCAATCAAGGCATCATAATCAATCGTTTCAGTTGTTCTACCATCCTCCATATCCTCATAGTAGGAATACTGGAGTTGTTGTTTTAGGTTTCGTTCAGTCATAATAAGTGTTTGCGTGTCCGTAGTTCAAATAATACCAGAATAGGTTTCTCATTCTCTCTTCATTTGGATATCCATCAAGATGGTTCCACATATGATTTCTCCAACTATACACACAATACTCAAAGAGATGGATTGAGGTATAGATGTTCCACTTTTTCCAAGTGTCTTTCTTTTTAGTCATTTTCAGTCATCGCAACATCTCTTTCATTTTGCGTATTGCGTCATTAAATCCCTCAACAAGCAATTCAGTATTCACATTCTGCGAACCAGAAGCACTTTGTTCTTCTAAAATCCAGTCTTCCACCAAATCTACAATATCATTACAAGTATCAAACTCGAAACCAAGTTCATCTACCAATCTATTAAAAAGTTTTTGTGCTTGGTGTTTTTTCACCAACCTATTCACAACTTCATCGGCAATTTTGAATCCAATTGAAGCAGGATTATCTTTCTCATCCCACTCTACTTCATCAGCAACTTCATCTGGTGTATATTTTTTATAAGGATACTCTTCTATTTGTTTCATAACTTGCTTCTGGTTGTTTGAAACTCTCAAAGATACCAGGTGCCATAAAATACAGAGCAGCAATACAAAATCCCGTGATTATTCCAAGTGTGTATGGTGAGTGTTTCATTTTTGGTTCTTACATTCACATTCATAATACCCCATCAAATATGCCTTTTTGATTAGACCTTCTTCAAGTAATTGTTGGGATCTTTTTTTTGGTTTATTGACATTCATTTGAAAATAGAGGTCATCAATCACTTCTTGTTCAATTTTCAGTTTGTTTTCAGTCATTGTTCATTTCCGAGTGTGTATGTTGAGATTTTTCAAGTTGTTCAATTCTATCACACAACTCTGTGATAATAGAAATCAAGGAAGGATAACAAATGGTTTCAGTATCATTCCCATCCTCCATATCATAATAAACAGAGTGAGAGAGTTCTTTCTTGAAGTTGCGTTCAGTCATTTGTAAAAAGATAGAATGTCCTCTGCGGTTTGGGTGATGAGTTCTTGTGTGATATGAGAATACTCACATTCTCTGGGTGTATAGGAGTATTATACACCATCCAGAGGCACCCAGAGAATCCCCTGTGCCAGTTCATCAAGTGTCCTCAATCCTTAATAAGTTCCACCAAGTCATCAAACTTATTATACACTTCTTCAAGACCATAAGCGTGTCCCTGTTCCCAAGCAAGGTCAAAACACATGAACCTTTTAGGATTATCAGTCACACCATAATCTTCAAACAAATCATTCTGGAACTGTACTTGAAGATTAAACTCTTCATCAGTATATTTTTTGCGTTGTGCCTTGTATGCGTCCTCATCCAAAATTTCTTGAATGAGAGCATTAGGATATTCTTCTTTTAGTTCTGCTTTATCCTTTTCCCAAGTAGGACCAGACCAAAGAACTACACCCTTATCATAAACATAAGAGGTGATGTAATCCTTTTTGTTGGGATAAACAGTTTGGGGTTTGGAGTAGTAATCAAAGGGTTTCATCAGGGTTCTGTGTGTATGAGACTATTATAGGGCATCTGGTGCCCCTGTGGAGGGATCTTGTGCCAGTTCGTCAGGTGTCCTACAGATCCAAGAGTTTTTCATCGTCCATCGTGAATAATGAAGTTGGACGGATGAATATAGGTTTCACTTTCTGCTAAAATAACGAATGTTTCTTTTAACTCTTCGTCAGTGTAAGAAATATTACTCCCCCAATAACCTTGTTTTTCGGTGTCCCACCAGACAGATGATCTCAAATTTGCAAATTTTTCTACGGACCAAATGCCTGTATGTAAGAGAGTTCCCTTATACCTATTACCATCAGGTCCTTCCAGTAAAAGAATTTTGTACATTACAGTTTGCCTTTAATACGTTCGTCAGGTGTCCTCTTTCTTCTGCTTTTCAATAAGTTCTCTCAGTTTCTCTCTACCATAAGTCGTCAATTCTTTTTTAGAGTTTCTCAAGTCTTCAATCCCCTTTTCAGAAAGAAAGAAACCATCAGGAAGATTCCCGTATTGTTCGGTCATTAGAAATAATCCTTCCTCACACATTCTGTTTCAAGGTCTTCTACTCGGTCTTGTAAATCCATAATAATCTCAAGGATTTTCAAAGCATCAAGATTTCCATTCTCATCAGTAATAATTGAGAGATATGATTGATTTATAATCTCTCGTTGTTCTTCATATGGTTTGTAATGCCACTCTTTTCTTTGTTTTTGAGTATAAGTATCCCAATCTGCTGGATTGTATCTCATCTCAAATCTCTCTCTAAAATATCAATACAATCTGCCCATCCACTGAAATAGTCAAAATCGTATTTGTTGTTGTCTTCTTTATGGTAATTTTTCAACCATTCTTTCACAACATTCACAATCTCATTTGCGATTACATCACCAGATTGAACGGCATCGTGAGTATAATACCATTCCGTAAGTCGTTCGTGGAGTTTCATTTCTTATTCCTCAATTTTGATTTGATTTTCTGCAAAAGTTCATTATGTGCTTCTACAGCAACTTCGGTATTGATATTTTGAGACCCCTCTGCCGATTGTTCTCGTGGAAGAAATAATTCTACAATATCCAGTAAATCTGCAGTACACTCATCAATAGTCCAGTGTTTGCTATAGCAAGTAGTCCACCACTTATAAATTCGGGTTTCTAGGGTTTCCCCCAACTCAAACTTCAAGAACTCTGGTGGATTTTCCTCCCACTTCTTCAACATTCTATTCACAACTTCATCAGTAATATAAGAAGCAGAATTCTCTGTCGCAGAATTCCACTTATTCTCCAACCTATCCAGAACCTCATTCATAGGTTTTGGATTATCCTTCTCATCCCACTCCACTTCATCATAATGCTCTGGTTCATCATACAATCTATTGTAGAGTTTTTGTGCTTGTTGTTGTTTTATCAACCTATCAACTACTTCATCAGTAATATAATAAGCAGAATTCTCTGCTGCAGAATTCTCTGCTGCAGAATTCCATTTGTTCTCCAACCTATCCACAACTTCCTCCATCGGTTTTGTTTGTTCTTCTACTGAAACTTCTTTTGGTTGTGCTGCCTCATAACCCTTCTGGAATGCTTCCCAACTTATAACATCCCAATCACTTACAGCAAAACTACTTGTTTCTGGATAATGTCCGTAGGCATCCCTGTATGCCTTTTCTACATCTGTTGTGCTTGCTTCAAGTTGCTCCAATACTTTGAGGTTATGTTGCATCGTAGCAATTTTTTCTTTTAGTTCTTCAATTGGGTTAGTCATTTCTTATTCCTCAAAATCCAAAATTGAATTTGGTCAGCAAGGTCATCAATACATTCATTAACAGACCACATATTTTTAGATGTGAATGTATCCATCCACCATCGGTCTATCACCTGACGGATTGTTTTATTTTCTACATTTTCACTAATATCGTGTTCAATTTCATCATATTCGGGAGGGTCATCAACTGGAACTGCTTTTGGTTGTGTTACTCGATAACCTGCTAAAAAAGCACCCCACCTTGCGTCTTCACTTGGAGAACCTAATGGATACTCACCACACCAGTCCTTATATGCTTCTTCTATTGGTGATTTTGGTTTAGGATAAGCATTCTTAAGTTTTTCAAAAAACTCTTTTGTTTCTTCACAATATTCAACATACTTATCAAGCATGTGAAGTTCGTCAAGTGTGAGTTCAAGTGTGAATTTTTGTTCAATCATTTTGATTTCAAGTTTAGTTTCAGGGCATTTGGTTCCAACAGTTGAAGGAGAAATACGAAATGTTTCCTCACCATTTTTGTAGTAGATTATATCACTCATTATCAGTAAGTCCTACTTCCTCCTCCAGTTTAGCATAGTTTGCTGCTTCCCAACCAGCAACAAAAGATGCGTGTATCCAACCATACATAATGTCCTCACGGGTCTTTTCGTCTTCTACTTTACAGTCCCCATAAAACCACTCACTACGAAAAGTATAAGGACTATAAAAGTCATTAAACCACTTTACAAAGGCATCCTCTGCGTCATCGTGAAAGTTCCAATCGTTCGTAGGATGTTTAGTCATAAGGTTGTTGTGGGTCTTTTTTCCAATTAGAAGTATAAACAATCCAAGGTTCTACACCGTGAGACATTTCAGCAGTCCAGTGTTGTCCATTCTCATCAATAGCATCCAAATAATGAATACCTGATTTTGGTCCAATCACTCGTGTGATGTGTGTGAATTTTACTCGTTCAGTCATTTTCTTTCATACAAGGATACTCAAACTTTTCACCAATACATTCTAACATAGTGCGGGCAAAGGTAATCTCACCATAAGCACAACCATCTTCAAAGGCATCATCATAACTACCAGCACTTGGAGTATAATCATCTCCAAATAGACCTTCATAGCAGTGTTTTACCTCTGCTACTTCTTTGAGAACCTTGAGGAGAAGATTGAGTTTTTCTTCGTTAGTCATTTCAGTTGTGCTTTGAGTTGATTTACAAGGTCTTTTGCTTGATTTAGAAACTCTCTGGATTGATGTGCCCTATCTTTATGAATGAGCACCCAATCAGGTTTTTCCGTACTTTCAATTACACAACCATTTCCAATCGTTCCCCGTGTGTATTCAATCGCATTCCAAAGTTGATTCAGTTGTTCTTTGGTGATTTGCGTAGTCATTTCAGTTCTCCATAAGAAAGTGTTTTGATTTCTTCTTTATTCAAAGTTTTGACATAACCACGAGGATAATCATTATCATAAGCATTAAAGACAAAAACAGGAATGTTTCGTTCTTTACAGATTTGTTTGAACTTTTCTTCATTCAGTTCAAACTTACCAACATACTCAACATTTGGATACATATCCCAAGATGCTACAAGTCCTCCTGTATAATAACCCCACTCAAACTCATCAAGTTCTTGAATGATTTGTTCTACATCTTGAATATTCTCTGGATTAGTGTAGATGCGTCCGTATCCTTTGTAAGTGAAGGCAGTCATTTCAGTTCCTCAAAATTTCTCTTCAATTTCTTGTTTTGTTGCTACTTCCACAGTAGGATAATTCACATCCTCATAACCATACAATTCAAAATCCCTAATCAGGTCTGTAACAAGATTATCACACAGATAATCAGCAAAAATGTTCGGGTCAAGTTCTCCATCATTTGTAAGCATATCATGATTCTTATGCTTTTCAGGGTCAAACCTAATATAAAAAGTTACTTTATAACCTTGTAGATTTTCCAGAGCATCCTTTGTCTTCTGTTGTTCCTTATGCTTTTGGATTTGAAGTTGAAGTTCGTTGAGTTGTTCTTCGGTCAGTTGTGAAAGGTCAATCATCCAACAAAAAGATTTGTAGAAATGTCGTAAAAGTATTGAGGTGGTTCTTCTGGTTTCTTTTTCTTTTCTGGTTGATAAGAACTTTGTGGTTTTGATTGAGTTTTTAGATACTCTTTGACTTCTTCTACACTCATTTCGTAGAGTTTTGGTTGTTCAGTCATTTCAGTTCTGGTGTTGTTTGAGGTGAAGTTTGATACAATCCATAACATCATCAAGAGTTTTAGCACTACCCTCATAGTAGTAATCCATATTCATTACATCTGTGACTTTGAGTTTGTAATAAAATCTATCATCAGGGAAATACTGGTGGATGTCGATGTGAGTTTCGTAGTCCATCGGTTTGGTTGCGTATGAGACTATCATACCACCTAAAGAGGCATCCAGAGAATCCCCTGTGCCAGTTCTTCAAGTGTTCTCACCCAAGTTCTTATAAATCGCATCCATCCATATCTTATCAAGATATTTCCGTTCTTCATCAGTAATCATATTTGCTCTCATATACTCTTCAAAGGTGATGTTATTATCATCCAAGAACTTTTGGAGTTCTTTTACTTCATCAGTCATTTTGTTATAGGTACAAAAAATCTATTTACACTATACTTTCCATTCCTCATACACCCATAAAAAGTCATAACACCACTAATATCTTGATACTGTGGATTTTCCAATTCAATCTGTTCTTCAGTTTTTTTCAATTGGTTTTCAATACCCTCTATTGTAGTGAATGTTTGATTTTCTTTTACAATATCTTGAGGAATGCTCTTGAATTCATTTTCAAGAAATTCTCTTTGTTCTTGTGTAAGTTCAAGTTTAGTCATAATAACCTCTATTCAAAATACCATAAAATTCATCTCTTCATCAGAATCATATTTGCTCTCATATACTCTTCAAGTGTGATTTTATTATCATCCAAGAACTTTTGGAGTTCTTCAAGGTTCATAATCATAAACCTCAAAGGTTATTCTTTTACCACAACTGAAACATCCAATAGCATCAACCTCTAAAGATACACATTTTACTTGTGCGGTTCCATTCTTTACTTTTTCTGCCAATTCTAAGAAAGCATCATTCCCACTGTATTTGTCGTAGGATTTGATTTTTGTAATACCTGTGTTTGATGTTGCTACTGATGGAGTTGTGAGATTGGATGCGACTGAAATATTAGTTGAATTTAGTTTTTTTAGTTCCTCAAAAAATTCAAGTGTAAGTTCATACTCCTCTTTCTTTGATTCTTCTTTCTTTGGTTCTTCTTTCTTTTCTGGATAAATCTCATAATATTTTTGAATTAAGGGATTAGTCATTTCTCATTCTCCATATATTCACGGGTAAAAATTACTCCTGGTTTCTTCTGCAAACTTTACAACCTGAAAGTGATGCAAACAAGAACTAAAAGGATTTCTCCAAGAAATCCAGTTTTTTCTCTTTTCGCACCAATAGATGTGTTTGTAGAAATATCCATCGGGTCTTATATTATAATATAAACAACAATAATATCCACTTTCTTTAGGATTTCCAGTAGTCCATTTATGTATCATTTCTTACACCGATGTAATGGAATACGAATAAACTGAAAGAACCTTCCAATATATCCTATCTGCTCTCCGCATTTTTGGCAACAATAAGATGGGTGGGTCATCCCCCTACATCTCCACTCACTACAATAGGTTCTACATCACCACAGACAACTTCTGCGTTCATTTGTTCCATAATAATAGACACCTTATCCATAACTCTTTCTCTGGTTTCTTGTGTCCAAATACTATTTCCCACGACATTTAAACTTTTATAGAGAGTATTATGGATTACCATAAGGTCTGCTGCTGATAGTTTAGTCATTTGTCGTTCCAAGTAAAATCAAGAAGCATCCTAGTAAAGTATCTCACAACACGATTTGGTTTCTTTTTCAGATACACTTTGATGTTTGGTTTGATGTCCCAGTATCCTACCTCATCTTTACCAATTCTAAACTCTGTAGTCCAATCTACAGCACTGCTCACACCAAGAGTAGAACAATCTAACTTACCTACTGTAAGTCTGACTGGGAATTGTCCGTGTTCCTTCGCATACTCAAAGTTCTCAATAATTCTATTGAACTTTGTTTCATACAAAGTTTCAGCAATATACTTTGACTTATAAAAACTATTCTTTGTTCTCTCAATCAAATCATCAAACTTCTCCTCACATTCCTGTTGGATTTCTTCTAATGATTTGGGTGGTTCTGGAATATCAAGATAATTTTTGATTACATCAAAATACTCAAAATCTTCTGTGTAATAAAAAGCACCAACAACATAAGGAAGAATACTTTGAGGTGCTCCTTTGAGTTTGTTTGGGTTGAGTTTATATCCTATTCTTTCAGTCATTTTCTAATCACAGCAATTACTTTACGATTTGGATACTTCTCTACAATTATATCACGAGCATTCTCATAATCAATAGCATCCTTTACGGTTTCATAATACACAGTTTTATCTGCATCATCCCAAGTTTGAACTTCGTAAGTCATTTCTCCTCCCAATTTGCTCTCACATCTTTATAAGGTTCTGCTTTTACTACATTATGAATAGTAGGAGTAGTGCTTGAAGCAGGTGGAATATAAGGAGTGCTATAAAGTGGTGGAGATTTACTCAAATACTCTTCTACAATATTACAAGACCATCCATCCTCATAGAACTGCTTACCATAGAAAATAGCATCTTCCTTATTTGGAAAGGAAGCAACATAAGTGTCGTTGTGATAAAGTGAATAAACTTTCATTTTACATTCTCCCTTGCTTTGCGAGCAGCATCATAAAGTTCCCGAAGTCGTTGCGACCTTTCATCTCTCTTTTTGACTTGTTCTGGACTATTATACCACACACTATCAGTTCCGTGTAATGGGCAATCTGGATTGAGGTTTTTGGTGTCGGAGGTCTTCATTCCTATTTGAAGATAAGAACAGGTGCATTTAGTCATACCACAAACTCCTCACATTTTCGTTCATTCACATTATACTGCCTTTTCGCAGAATAAGGAATAGCACCTTTCCACTTTGGAATTTGGTTCATTTCATCTACCCCAGTCCAATCCACAAGTTCTGGTGTTTCTTCTTTCACATAATACTGGGCATTTGCGAGTGCCTCTTTCTCATCTTCGGCAAGAATAACGATTTCAGTTTCGTAGGTTAGTTTATAGAGTTTCATTTCAGTCATTTCAAATACCTGCGTCAGCATCAATTGTGAAGTTTGCTTTGTCTGTGATAATCTCTACACTCATATCATTCATAATGATTTCAAGTTTTTTAAGGACACCATCCCGTGCTTCTTTTGTAGCAGAACCAGTCCAATAATTATTCTGACTTAAAGAATGAAGTAGAGTGTCTGTGAGAATATAAAGGTCTAATGCTGTGAGTTTCATTTCAGTTCCTCAATAATAGATTTGATTTGTTTGAGATTATCATAGTTTTCTTTATGAAAATCATAAAGTTCAGAATAGTTAGTTTCCTCACGGATTTCCCAAGAAAGTTCTTCCATTTGTCCTGATGCTTCTTCAAGATAATAGTTGAGAGTATCAAGTAAAGTCATAATCCTTTGCGTGATACTTCTTCATTTAATTCCCAACCAGCATCGTGCCCCACTTTGAAACCTTTAGTATAACCTTCATCATAAAGTTCTCGGGCAAACTTCAAGAGGTCTTCTTCATCACATTCCCAGTAAATGTCGTGTGTTGTTTTACTTATGTGTCTATCAAACCCATAGGTGTTAGCAAGTTTGATGATTTCTTCATTTAAAATCATTAGAGTGCCTCCAATTCATCAGCAATCTCAAGAATATCCTTGGATTTTACCATATAAGTTCCATCTTCCCAAGTCTCATAATCACTTACAATAGCACGAATAACAGAAGCAAGAATTTTTCTACTATCCTTATCCAAATAAGTAGAAAAATTCTCCACAGGGGTCATTAGTGCTTCTGAATATCCGTTGATGTAAGTATCCCATACTTTTTGTGCTCTTTCAGTCATAATGCCTCCAATTCATCAGCATATTCATTCAGTTCATCAGCAATATGAATAAACAAGGGTTCTTGGTCAATAATTCCATCTCTATGAATGATAGAAGAAATCACACGAATAGAAGATGCTAGTGCTTGTTTCATATCATCGGTGGGTTCAACAATCAATTCTGCTTTGAATGTTTCCCAGATTTGGTATGCGGTATTCGTCATAGCAACTCCAATTCATCACAAATACCATCAATATCCTTTAAGCAGTCATCATAACCAAGAACATACATCACATTTAGTTCATCCTTAAAATCAACAGGATTTTGTCCTGATAGTTGCTTACGAAGGTGTTGAAGAACCTCTTGAAGCATCCAAGCAGTATTGTGTGCTTCACTTTTACAAATAACTTTTAGGAGTTCTTCTGCTTTTTCTTTATTTGTGGTCATAATACATTTCCTGTTCATAACGGACATAATCACTTTGAAGATAGTTAAAGAACTCTCCGTCTTCACTTCTCATAGTATAGCACCATTCATCAAAGATTTCTCCAATCCACCACCAACCAACTTGGATTTTCTCAAAGAAGTTCATAGGTCTGTTGTATTTCATTTCTCCTCTACCCAAGTACAATCAAAACAAAGTTTCATCATAAACCTCACAAACCTATTAGGAACGTGTCCTTCTTGTGGAGTATAAGCAATTCCACAACCAGGACTACCACCAAACATATAACAAGTCCAATTAGATTGTTTTGGATTATGAATGTAGGAAGATATATAAGGATACGGTAGATTATCCCCAGAAGGTTTTACTGGTTGTCCTATGTTATACTCCATCGCATCAACATCCCAACCACAACATTCCACAGCACTATGAAGTGTAGAAAGAAACTCTGGGGTGATAAGTTCTTTGAGTTCTTGTTTCGTCATTTCAAATTTTCTCCCAAAACAGTAAGACATTCTTCATATCCTTTCAAGTATTCTCCAGTCATCACATTATGAGTGTATTGAGACATCCATTCTTTTACAATTTCACAAAACTCATCACAATCAGGTACAATCCATACTGTTTCATGAAATAATTGATGAAGAGTTTTGAGTTCTTCTGGTTCTTCTTCTGGTTCTTGTGATACTTTCTCTTCATAAGCAGCATTATAACCCTGCTCAAAATTCGTCCAAGTTGAACCATCCCAACAAGTATCGGCAATATCAGTCACAGGATACCTACCATAAACTCTTTTGAATGCTTCTTCTACTGGTGATTTTGTTTTTTCCAGTTCCTCCAAGAATGAGAGTTTCTTCTCAAGCATTTTGATTTCTGCTTTTACTTTTTGAATTTCAGTCATTTCAGTTTGAATTTCAGTCATTTCAGTTTCTCAATAATGGATTTGATTTGTTTGAGATTATCATAAAGTTCTTTATTGAAATCATAACATTCAGTCAAATGGTCTATGTTGTTGTCCTCAAAGTTAGTTTCCTCACGGATTTCCCAAGACAAACCATCCATATCTGCTGCGGTTTCTGTGAGAAAGTATTCAAGTGTTTCAAGTAAATTCATTTTCTAATCACAGCAATTACTTTACGATTTGGATACTTCTCTACAATTATATCACGAGCATTCTCATAATCAATAGCATCCTTTACGGTTTCATAATACACAGTTTTATCTGCATCATCCCAAGTTTGAACTTCGTAAGTCATTTCTTCTCCCAAAAAGGGTTTCATTTCAATCCACTCATACAAATAGAACAAAGACAATCATCAGTTTTAGGAACTCTAAACATAATGTGATTTCCAGAGCAACAATCTCTATCACCACATTTCATACAATTATCACAAACCCACTCTTTTTGATTACGACATTTTACAAAATCTTCAAGAGTGTATTGTTGGAGAATAGAAGTCATTCTAATACATCAATAAGTTTGTTAAACATCCAAGAGATTATGAGTGCCTGCCCCCAAGTAAGAGGAAATAAAGACACAAGTGCCCAACCCATCAATCCCACAAAAATATAAAATCCAATTGTTTCACCAATCTCGTGTTTAGTCATTTCAGTTCACCTTAATAGGGGGGTCAATCAATCCTGGTGGAATTACATACCAGATAATGTTGTTTGTTTTGCGAATATCTGTTAGAGCATACATAAACTCATCAATAGTATTAAAAGATAATACTTCAAAGTCCTCTTCTTGATGAAGAGAAATTTTTTTATTTTGAATATCTACCACATATCTTATTGGAGTTTTAAGAAGTTCAGTCATTTGTGGCAATAATCCCAAATCCGTTGTTCCACCAATTCTAACACATCGGGGGGCACATAGGAAGTGTCTGTGGTTCTTGGAAGTTTTGCGACTTCCTCACAGATAAGTTCCAGTTCCATTAGAGTGTAGTCAGTCATTTAATTTTATCACGCATAAGTTTCAGACAATCATTCCAACCATTATTATAATCCTCACCATCTTCAATCACTTCAGCAGGCAACCATCTTTCCACCACACCACAAATCTCTTCCTTATGAACATAATTTGTCCCGTAATACACTTCATGTAATGCCTCATAAAGTGTCGGTGGTTTTGGTTCTTCTACTCGTTGATACTTTACACCACCAATTTCAATAATATCAGGAGGTTGTTGGTTAGTCATTTGTTTAGTATAAGGACAATATTCAGGTTCAAAGCACCCACCTTGAGTTGCGTTGGTTTCTACATTCTCTGGTGCATAACACCATCCACAATCCCAGTATTTACATTTCATTCTTCAATCTCCACATTTCCCCAACGATTGAGTGCTTCACGAATAGTATTTCTAACTTCAGGATAAAGATTGTAATACCCTCCAATCTCATCCCAGAGTTCATCAATTTGTTCGTCGGTTGGTTCAGTCATTTCTTTCTATCCATAAAGTATTCAAGTAGTCCCAAAAACATAGAACCTCCCATATAAACAATCAAAACAATCATAACAAATTCAGGCATCTTTCAAATCCTTATCTTCAATAAGAATCACAGTCTCAAAAGGCAACTCACATCCCAATACACAATAAGAACCAAACTTATTCATCAAGTCCCACATTATAAACTCACAGTATCCATTTTCATCTTCTTTAGGTGGTTCATAAGGAAACTTATCCAATTTACCGTGAGAGTTCCAAAAATCTTCCCACTGTTTCTTATGAAGTTCTTTACCGAACTTCGTGAGACGAATCTTGACGTTGGTATTAATGTTGAAGGATTTCATTTCACATCCACCCAATCATCATAATAATATCCATAAGAACCTCCACCACTATGATTTTTACATAGAATATTACTACAAGAAAACCAATAGTCAAAGTTTTTACTTTCTGGTCGCACTTCCAAAAGAGATTGATTACACAGGTATTCTAACACAGGATTTTCACAATCGGTACATTTACCAACAACACCCAAACAATCTGGTGGTTCAGTCATAATCAATCAGTAGTTTTAGAAGAACTATAAGAAGTATAAAGCAAACCAGACATAAAGAGAAACCATCCCCAACCAGCAATCCCGTGAAGAGCAAGAATGATTCCTCCAATCACACAGGCAACAGAAGTTAGATTAGCAAGAAGCAGAATAAGTGCGTGGTTCATTCGTTTTATGTTTGTAAGATTATTATACGACAAAGGGCACCAGATTTCAAGGGCACCTATGCCAGTTCTTCAAGTGTCCTGCCACAAACTTATTGTAAAGAAATACTTGTGCTTGTCCCTTCGTTGAAACCACAATATTATAACCCAGTTTATTGATAATCTTTTCTAATCTTTCTCTGTGAAAACTAGCACCACTCCAGGTATGAGGATAATGGTCAATAAACTCCACACTCTTACCAGGATTTTCAAGTGCTTCTGTGATTGCTTTGTGATAAAGAACAGTAGTTCTTCCAGTTCCTCTGGTTTCTTGTTCGTATTTTTGAATGACTTTATCAGCAAGAGACATACTAACTCCATATCTATTGATAGGACTACCATTTGCATCATCCATCAAATTTTTCAATCTTTTTAGAGCATCGTAAAGGTCTTCAGCAAGTTGTTTGTAATTGGCAGTCATTTTTTATCCCCCCACAGTTGCTCAAAATGCTTACCACCTCTACCACAATACATCTCAAGATTTCTGGCAACTCCACAATACTCACCTTTTTTGTCTCCAGTCACCAAATCACCAGTTATGATTGGATTGTAACATTTATCAAAATAGTTACTCCCAAAAAGATGTCCTAACCAATTCTTCTCATAGTAGAGACAATCTTTGCATAGTTTGCGTTGTTCAGTCATTTGCAGTCCCTCTCTGGGTCAAAGTCAATATATTCTACCACAGATTTTTTGATACGAGAACAAAGTGCTTCTTGTGCTTGTTCCAAAGTAGAATACCCACCATCAAAAGAAGGTTCAACGGTATTATGCCACCAGAACAAAAACTTTTCTTGCGGATAATACCGAATAACATCACCATAAGTTCCTTTTTTAATACGATACTTATTCATAATTAATCTAGGTCGTAAATGTATTCTACACTCTTTTCTTTTTTCTTTAATTTTTGAATGGCATATGTTGCTTCTTCAAGTGTCGAAAATCCACCATCACCATTATAAGGAGAGGAATAAATGAGATTATGCCACCAAAACAAATGCTTTACTTGTGGAAAATATCTTGTTCCGTCATCATCAGTTACTTTTTTAATGCGATAGTTTTTCATTGGTTCATATGGTAAAAAATCTTCACGGATAAGTCGGGATTTTGGAGGTTCTGGTTTTTTTATTTCACACCACCATAAGTACCAAAGAGGTTTTTGAGTTCGTGATAAACAAGCACCAGTTCTTTATCCGGTGTTAGACATCCACTATCCTTTTCAGTTCGTAGAAGTTCGTAGAGTTCTTTTGCTTGGTCTTCGGTGAGTGTAAGATGGTAAGTTTTACTGATTTTAATCATAGTTTATTCCTATAAGTGTATGTAATTTCTCCAGTTTCCTTATTCATTAGGTATGCCCAGTCAGTTGGAATTGTATCACAACAATCCCGAAACTTTTCAGTTGAAGATACTTCCATCACAATAGGAAGATTGTTAGAGTGATGATAAAAGATTGCTACAAGAGTCATTGTGGGTCTCCTACAAGTCCAGTTGGATAAGATGAGTTCAGGTATTCAGCATCAGCACGACTTTCCCAACCATTTTCATTACCAATTTCGTAGATTGCTCGGGCAAAGTTCAAGAGGTCTTCATTCTCTCCACACCATTCATTCACAGAAGTAAGAACATAAAGATGTTCAGACGCAATTTGAAGGATTTGTTCGTCGGTAATCACTGTGGGTTCTCCGATTCAAGACTATAAGCACGAGCAAAATACCCCTGCTCAAAATACCACATTCTCAGTGCGTCAATAGCAAGAAATGTCTTTTCTTCGTCAGTAGTTCCTGATTTGACGGCATTGAAAACTTTTGTTTGAAGTTCGGTCATTGGAGTTTAGATTTGAGTTCTTGGAGTTCTTTTTGTAGTTTATTGATTTGAGCAGATTGATAATCAATTTGATTATTTTGTTTGTTTATAAGTTCAACTATTTTGATGATTGAATCTCCATATGTAACTACGGCACTTGAAAGTTGTTCAATTGATTGTTGGATAGTCATTGGAGTTCCTTTGTTTGTCCTACTATTATAAGGCATCACAGACCACTCTGGATGCCTACTGTGCCAGTTCTTCTACTGGTACACACTCCCTTTCTGTCCTGGTTCATTACTACCCGTGCATTCTAACTTATGGTCGGTTGCTTTGGGGCATCTTTTATTACCACAAGTAGGGCACAGAACCATTCTAAACATACGTTGATGCCCTGTCTGTTCTTCACAACATTTTTGACACCAACAGTTTAGATTATTTTGTAGTTCGTAGAGGGGTTTAATCATTTCTCACTCCAATACTCTTCATAATCATAAAAATCTCTGGGTTCTACATATGGTTTATCACAACCAGTATAAGCATACATTTTGTTGTTTATTTTATACCAATCGTGGTTGAGACAATACCAGAAATCCATAACATACCAATCATAAAACCCCAAACTTTCTCTATATGTGAGAGCACACTCCAGAGTGTCCTTTGGAATGGTCATCCAGATTTTCCACTTATCAAAGATTATTCGTGTGAGGTTCATTTTTGGTTCTCCTCTATCCAAACATTTACAATACCATTAGACAAATCCTTTTCATTATTATCTTCATCATAAACAGAGAGTTCTACATTATCAGGAGGATTGAGAACTTCTTTGAGATATTCTGTGAGTTGTTTGTTTTCAATCATTTCTGGTTCTCCAACTTCAAATAATCATACTTAATTTTACAATCTTTTGGGTTCTCCATACACAAAACAAGAGTTTCATTCACTCCTTTTTTGTATCCTTGTCCGTCAGCAAATAGCAACATACCCACAAGAGAAAAACAAAAACCGAATAAAAGAATAAGTCCCCACAAATTATCATCATTACTATACATTTCAGTTTCTCCCAACAAAATCTTTGATTTGTGGAACTTCTCCACAAATCTCATTCACTCTTCCTACTGTTTGGTCTTTGAGTGCTTGACGACACTCCAAGTTCTTATTGTATGTTTGTTGAAAGAGTGCTCGTTGTTGTTGCTCACTATAGGTGATAGAAGTAGCAGCAACGATTATAATAAAGAATACAGACAAAACTGCCCAATCAATTTCTTCAAAGTTTTTCATACATTTTCATCTCCCATTACGATTGAAGTGTCATAACTACCTTCATTATAACCCATTTCGTGAATTATTAGAGCAAACTTCAGAAGGTCTTCTTCATCACATTCCCAGTAAATGTCGTTTGTTGCTTTACTTATGTGTCTATCAAACCCACAGGTTTTAGCAAGAACAAGAATTTCTTCATTTAAAATCATTAGAGTGCCTCAAGTTCATCAGCAAGTTCAATAAGGTCTATGGAACTAACCACCCATCTTCCACAATCATCATCACCATGATAGTATCCAAATTCACTTACAATCTCACGAATAACAGCAGAAACACATTCTTCATCATAGTAAACAGATTTTTCTTTTGCTCTTTGATATGCTTTCATAATCCTTTTTGCTCTTTCAGTCACAGTGCCTCCAGTTCCTCACACAATTTTAACACATCAGCACACATAATCACACCAGGACTTTGTTGGAGTTGGTTGATGACTTCACGGAGAACATTAGCAATCGCATCATCATTAAGTTTTTCAATAATAAAATCTTGTCTTTTATCTGCGAAAGTGAGATAAAATGCTTCCATAATCCTTTGTGCTCGTTCAGTCATAGTGCCTCCAATTCATCAGCAAGTTCAATAAAATCGTCAGCATTCAATTCGGCAAGACCATAACTATCCCATTCAAAACAATTAGCAATCTCACGAATAGCAGCAGCAACTCCATCCTTTGGAAAGTTGTAAGTATCCTCTGCTTCGTATGCTTTCATAATCCTTTTTGCTCTTTCAGTCATTTCAGTTCTGGTGTTGTTTGAGGTGAAGTTTCAGTGAAATCAAGATAACAATTGTATTCTGAACCCCAGTTATGAATTTTTAGTGTTTTGCCAGAGAGGAATGTGATTTCAAGATACTCTCCATATGCAGTATCATAAAGAGAATAATCCTTGATGTCTCCACTTTCTTTCAGAACTTCCAACTCTTCAGGATGTCTGATTTTAAATTTTTCTGAGGTCATCAGGTGTCTGTGTCTATGAGAGTATTATAAGGCAAAACACACCCCATCACAAGGAGGAGTGTGCCAGTTCTTTAAGTGTCCAAATTGTAAATATACTCTACATTTTTTTTATTTCTTGCTCTGGAGTTGATATCTTGAAGTGCTCCATCATAAGTTTCATAAAAACCAACAAATGAAGAACTTCTTGGATATATATTTTCCCAAAAAAAGAATAATACTCTTTCTTGTGGATAATATATTGCTCCCAAAACATCGTGATTTACTTTTTTAATACGATACTTATTCATAATGTCTTTGTGTCTATGAGAGTATTATAGGGCATCCACAAGGTCTGTGGTAAGGTCAGTGGTCAGTTTGGGAAGTGTCCTTATTTGTCGTGAAACCAATTGTAAGCAATCATCCACAATACTCCCCAAGCAGTTCCAAACATAAACCACAAAACATACTGTGGAAAGAACAAAGCAACTAACAGAACACCAAACCAAAGTGAAGGAACATAGATTGTTTTTAGAGATTTGATGTATTTGAGTAGTTTAGTCATAGTTATAATCAGTAGGATAAGAGGAGTTCAGGGATACACTTTCTTGGTGACTTTCCCAACCATTTTCATTACCCATTTCATAAATTGCTTGGGCAAACTCAATAAAATCTTCGGGAGTTCCGAAATATTCAGAACAACTACCATCGTCTCTCAATCCACCCTCTTGAAAGTGAAATCTTACAAGTTCAAGAATTTGTTCGTCAGTCATAAGTACCTCATCATTCGTGAGTAAGAATAGTTGCAAGTAGAAGGGTCTTCTGCGTCAAAAGAGGTTTTACATTCCTCATTTACTTTACGCATCGTTTCTTCAAAGATAATGTCCTTTTCCAGTTCGTAGGGTGATGCTACTTTGAGATAGGTTTGATACTGATACTCGTTGAGGTCTTTGGATGGAATGTATCCCTTATATGAGATGATTTGTTGAATTGCTTTTTTAGTTGGTTCTTCCCAGTCCTCTTTGAAGTTGAACATTATTCATTTCTCATCAAAAAATTTACCATTAAATCTACCGGGATAAAGTTTTTGAACACCACCCCGTCCATACTTGATTTCACATTCTAACTGAATAACATAAACATAAACTGATTTAGGAACTTTGAAGTGTTCCAGTTCTCTGGTCTCCTGATTATAGCAGGAAATATGACAAGTCATTTTTTAATTCCCCCCACCTTTTTCAGTTACTTTTTTTATCCATTCTCTTTCTTTTTCAACCCTGTCTTTTGTCAAAATTTCATATTGTTCGTCGGTAGGAATAGGAGGAAGTTTTACCCATCCAGAAGGTGTTCCACACATAAAATCTCCATCACTCCACATCCACAGAGTTCCATCGGCACATAATGCTCTATTTCCAGAGATTTGTATAGGTGTTCTTTCAGTCATTCTTCTATCCTTTCATAATCAGCAAAACCATCTGGATTTAGATGTCCTACTGTGAGTTTGATACTTGTTCCAGTAAGTTCGTGTTGAAGAACAACTCTATGAGAATACTGCTCCATTACAACATAAACATCATTAGAGTTCTTATGTTTCCATTTAGAACCTATTGGTATTTCAGTCATTCTTCATTCTCCACAAAGTTTAAGTGCTGGAACTTTTTCGTGAGTTGTATCCTTGGTCCAAGAAAATACCTCTTCGTGTTTTCCATAATACCAAGCATCATGATAGTCCAGTAAGATTTCAAGTTCTTCAAAATGACTAACATCATCTACTCCACCCTCATAACCACGAACAACCACTCTCAAATCTTGTGGATACTCTTTAAGTTTTTCAATCAATTCAGCAACAGTCATTCTTGCCACCCCTCAAAGTATTCTGTGAAAAAGTTAAAACTCAAACCAACCTTACCAACTTGAAAATCTACTCCAAGAAAAGAAGAAGAAGTAAGAAATGAGAGCATGATGTGTAATCCACCATTACTATGAACTAACCTACTGGGGTTCTCATAATTCACCCAAAGTAATGAAAGATTTTTGATGATGCCAAACTGCCAGGTGTGGTCAGTATCCCCATCATCCCAAACTTTTTTGTCATATTGAAAAAATTTCACTGTGGGTCTCCAATAAGTCCAGTAGTTCCAAAAGTATCAAATGTAGTATCTTCCATCCACTTTCTCAAATCAACGATTTCATACCAGTCATATCTATACTTTGATTTTGATGATATTTCCTCCCATTTTTCTTGTGCTTCCTCTTTAGTTTCATAACAAGCAATCCAATCACCAGTATAAGCAGAAGGGTAATAGTTGTCCCCCGCAATCAAAAGATAAGGTTTCATTTCTCCACCTTTTGGCAAATACCAGTATCAGGAAGAACTCCAAGAATATGTGTGGCAAATATAACTCCACCAAGCATTACAGTTGGAGCAATCAGAAGAAACAATAGAATGCTAAGAGGCATAGCAAGGTAATCTTGAAAAAAGTATTTCATCGGTCAAAGTATCCAGAAGGTTTGTAATCACTAATGTATTGAGTTTTTAGTTGAATATCAAATGGGTCAATATCAGGGTGTTTTTCTTTGATGAAGGTTTTACACTCATCACGGGTAGAAAAGGCACAGAGAATGTTTCCATGATAAAGTGCGACTTCAATTGCTTCAATCATTCTTCTACCTCAAATCCACCAATACCAATATCTACAAAGGTAGAACCATCTACATCCTCAAAGAGTTGGAAGTCAAAATCACCTTCGTAAAAGTGATACTTATGCCCATCTGTGATTTTTACTTCTTTGTCTTGTGGAAACTCTTTGAGTTTCTCAATCCATTCAGCAACAGTCATTAGTAATCACCCTCCTCCACAGGAAATAGTTCATCATACTCTTCATCAGTCAGAGTGAGATACTGAACATCAGCATCTTGGTGTTCTTCGGCATACACCATACGGTAATGATTGAATTGGTTGAGGTCTGTGCTGCCGTATTCTACGACACCATCAACAAGACACAAATAATTGAGAGACATCGGTTTGGTTTCTTATAAGGTTATTATACGACAAAGGGCACCTGTTTTCAAGTGCCCCTGTGACGGTTTGGAAAGTGTCCCTGTGACGGTTTGGAAAGTGTCCCTATGATATTCGTTTTCTTTTAGAAGTGTCTATATCTCTCTTTTTTTGATATGTTGAAAGAGCACCAGCATTACTAATATAACCTGTTTCAAGACACATCCATCTTTGAGAATTTACTTTTTGAATAATTTTTAACCTTTCTTCTTTTGGTATAGAAAAGGCACCGATTTTTAGTTCATAGGTTTTTTTACCACCCATTTTACCATCTTTTGATTTCTCATCTTCTGTCCTACTATGAATACCTTTACCAAGTTCTTTACACTTATTTCCACCCATTTTAGCAACTTCAACTCTTTCTTCTTTTGTAAAATTGTGAATACCGACTTTCAATTCTACAAATTTATTTCCAACTTCTTTTCCAATATTTTGTCTCAAAATTCTAACATCTTCACTAATATTACCCATCTTTTCTCTGGTTTCTATTGAATGAACTCTCCCTTTATTTTTTTCAGTAATTATCTCACTAAATCTATTTCTACATTTTTCATAAAGATAAGAATTGTAATATCTTTTGTTATTTTTCATTCTCATATGAGCATTAGTCATTTTGTGAGTTTTATAATGATGAACACCATATCTCACTATACATATTTTTTCAAGTAGTGCGTGAGCAACATAATGTTCTCTTGAAGTAAGAACTACAACTCTATTATTCTTTCCGTAAATACTTACTGGAAAGATGTGGTGTTTTTCTGTATATCCATCAGGTGGAGTTCTGTTCTCTGCTTTCCTGATGAGATTACAATAAACTTTTAGATAGTTCATTTCTACTCTGTAAGTCGCAATACTATTTATACAAGAAAAGGTGCCCGAAAGCACCTCTTCCACCTATAATGCGACTTACAGGTATTGTTATTTAGTCATTCTACAATCAAACAATAACGACACTGAAAACTAAAAGTTTCTTTTTGCCAGATTTTCTTCACACCATTTTCTTCCCAAGAATACACAACTTCATAACAAGGGTCTGTGCTCCCATAAGAATTGAGACCTTCAACAGTCACATAACCTTTGGAACCATCTGCCCGTGCCCAACGAGAACCAACTTGGATTTCGTGTGGTTTGAAGAAATGACGGACCACTGCTTTGCGTCCATCTATGATTTCGGTTTCATAGTTCATTTTAGTTCTCCATAAAGTTCAAGAATACGACGAGCAACTACGATCGCAAGTTGTTTGTTCCCAATAGACACACATTCGGTGATACTTTTAGTTGTTGAATCGTGGTTCTTTTCAGTGTATTCAATATACACCCCACCATTATCTGCTTGAAGTTTTGCAGTATGAGTTACACCTTCTGCTTCATCAGTGAGTTCATAAACATCAGTGGTGCTATGAAGAATTTCAGTTCCAGGAATAAGTCTGTAGAAGTCGGTCATCGGTTTGTTGTCTATGAGAGTATTATGTCAAATGTAACGAGGAGAACTTATTTCAGTCCAAGGAAGAGTTTTTAGTTCTTCATATGTAAATTGAATACCATCATCAAGTCGTGCTTCATTTTTATAGAGATAGAACTGCTTGAAATTCACAACAGTTCCTCTCAAATCACCATATTCATCTACTTGATAAACAAGAACATCACAATACTTATTTCTATCATAAGTCAGGATTGTTGCCTTACGAATAGGTGCTTTTTCTCCCGCAACATCACCATAAGATGGAATAGGATAATCAGTAAAGGCATCAAGCATTTGGAGTTCCTTTGTGTATGAGAGTATTATAGTGCAAAAAGGGCACCTGTGGAGTGCCCCTGTGCCAGTTCTTCAAGTGTCCTGATAATACATCCCCTGTCCATCAAAAATATAATCAGGTTGAGAATACTCTAAACCACTTTCATATAACTTTGTTTCTCCTTCTGTATAAACCTCAAAAGAATGAGTTTTCAAGTATTCTTCCATTTGTTCGTGGATTTTTACTCCCCGTTTATATGCTTCTGCTTCTTCAGGAACTACACTATCAATAGCAGCACGGAGAGCAGCAGTAATACCTCCTTGCTGATAGTTTGGGGGCAATTCACGATAGAAGGCATCTACAACTGCTTGTGCTTCAGGAGTAAGTTCAGTCATCGGTTAGGATTGATGTAATTGGGCAGTTGAAAGTTGATGTAAGGTCTTACCTGATTTCCATTCTCATCATAGATACCATCAAAGTCAATCTCTGCATGAGTGTCGCAATCATAACTATAAAAATCAAAAGAGGCATTATAACGACGCAGGAGTTCCTCAAAGTCCCTCATAAATGCGTCGGTGATTTGTTGTTGGTCAGTCATCGGTTTGGTTGCTTATGAAGTCATTATACAACGAAAAAGGGCACCTGTGGAGATGCCCTGTGCCAGTTCTTCAAGTGTCCTTATGATACTCTAACTCGTTTGGAAGTATCTATACCTTGTTTCTTTTGATATATTGAAAGTGGTCCTGGTGTTGTTATATATCCCGTCTCAAGACACATCCATCTTTGAGTACCTGTAGTTTTCCCTCCTTTCTTACCACCTTTACTTCCACCTATTTTACCACCATTAGAAGATATAATTTTTCTTTCCTCTTTAGTTAGAGCAAATATTCCTACTCCAAGTTCTTTTGTTTTTGTACCACCTTTTTTACCATCTTCAGTCATTTTTTCTTTACTTCTTCCAGCAACTCCAATACCAAGTTCGCAATTTCTTTTACCTACTTTACTTGAAAGTTTTGTTCTTTCTTCTGGAGGTACGGAAAAACAACCTATTGCTTTTTCAAAAGTTTTTCTTCCTATTTCACTTCTTTCTTCTGGTGTTAAGGCAAACAAACCTCTTTTTTCTTCATACATTTTTTTACCTGTTTTTTGTCCATTTTTTCTAGAAACATCAATAGAAAACTTTCCACCACATGCTTCGTTAAGACACCATTTATCAGTATTAAAAACTGGTCTAATTAATCTTTCTTCAATATCTAATGCTTCTAACCAACCTTCATCTGTGAAGTTAAAAAGTTGAAGTATCTGCTTTTTAGGAGTATAAAAATTCCACATCCACTTATGAGTTTCAGGAGAACCCATATAGTATTCATTAAACTTCTTCTCTTTATGAACACCATAATAGTAATACAAAACTTCCTCAAAGATAATCTTGTATATGTAAATTCTTGGACTTTGTGCAGTCATAGTTCTTTCTGTTACAGTTCGCAATAATATTTATACAAGAAAAGAGGACATTTCTGCCCTCTAATCTTTACCTGATAAGGTGCGAACTATAACAGGTACTATTATTTATTCAACAATTGAACATAAAGGGAACACTCGCACACTTGAAATAAATCCTGGTTTTGTATATTTGTCCTTATAGTTTGAAGCAAAAATTCGTGCTTCATTTTGAGTTTCAAAAACTCCAAAGTATCGGTGAAGTCCCTCTACACCTTCATATTTGTTATAAAGTCCCACTATCCACTTATGAGAATGTTCTGGATATGAATCATTTTCGGCAATCCAGTCGTAGTATGCGTCCTTATTCATTTCAGTTTTCATTGTGTTACCTCAGTAGTAGTTACTGGTGGTGGAGGTGGTGGCAGTATAGCAGGTTGTGGTGCTACTGTTTGAACTGTAGGTTGTGGGAGATTTACAGGTTCTGGAGCAACTTGTGGTTGTTGTGTTTGTTCAAGTTTCTTTTCCAGTTCCATTACCTTTTGGTCCAATGGAGTCAAAGGAACTTCTTTTTGTGAATCTGCCAGTTTCCAACCAGTAGCACCAGCAGCAAAGATACTGGCAAGAGCAGCAACAACAGAAACAGTCTTAGAAAAACTCATTTTGAATCAGCAATTTTGTAAGGGAACTCTTCGTCCGACAACTCATCATACAGCAGTCGGGCAAAAATTAGGTGGGGTCTTGTGCCACTTTCAATTGCGGAACTGGTGGCAACAGTCCAAAAAATATCAAGTTCGTGTTTTGGTGGAAGAGGTTTCATAAATTTTAAAATTACACCTATTATTATATCATAAAATTTGACGAACTTTCCATCCTTTATGTTGTTTTAACTTTCCCCTTAACACTTTTGAAAGGCAAGAAGAATCTAATCCATATTTTTTACCAAATTTCATCAAAGTAGTAAATTCCTCTATAATTTCTCCATTAGGTGAAGTAAAAAGAAAATGTCTTCTCTGCAAATTTGAAATTGTGTTTCTATGTTCTTCACTTAAAATTTTATTTTTCATTTTTCTTTTTGTTTCTTCACTTATTTTTTTCCCAATATTTGCTTGTCTTATTTTTTCTTTAGTTTCTTCAGTATGCAATCTACCCTTACTACATTTACTTATTTTTTCTCTTGTTTCTTTGGATATATTTTTTTTAGATTCTCTCATTTTCCTTTTAGTTTCTTCCGTATGAAATTTACCAGTCATAGATTTACTTTTTTTTATTCTAGTTTTTAAGGAATAAACTCTATTTTTTGATGATTCACTTATTTTTTTTAATGCTTCTTCAGAAAAATTTGAAGAACCTTGCCCACCATCAGTCCTATTGAGTAAAATACCAGTTTTCAAATTTTTCCTACCAAAAATCGCAATCATATAAATTTCGTGTCTAAATGCTTCTTCTTCGGTTAAATTTTGCTTTAATAATATTACTCTTGATTTATCTTTAGGTGGTTTTATGTCAGTTTTTTTCCTACTATAATATCTTCTTCCACTACCTTTACCTATGTAATAAGGAGTCCTATCTTCTCTTAAATACGCATAGGTATAAAATCTTTTAGGATTTACCATAACTGCTCTTAACTTGGTGGTTATTAGTATTTATACAGGAAAAGCACTCGAAAGTGCTTTATCCCAACCCGAAAAGAACCACCAAGTCAGGCATTTTTATTTATCAGGTAGTTTCTTCATCATCCAACTACTCTCCAACAAACAGTTGCATTTCCATTATTAACATTTGCAATCTTACGAAATGCTCCATAACTCATATCCATATCAGCGTGAGAATATGGACCTCTATCAGTCACGGTCACATAAACTTGTTTCCTATTGTCTTGATTTGTAATCCGAAGTCGTGTTCCAAACTTAAGATAAGGATGGGCTACGGTATGGGCATAAGCATCAAATCTTTTTCCTGATGCAGTTCTCTGACCATCAAAACCATCACCTACTCCATAGTAAGTTGCAATTCCACAAGTCAGTCCAGCAATCAATCCAATCATTCTTTGTCCAACTCCTCATCAAGTTTCAAATCATCAATCAAATTACCTACAAGGTCATCAAGGTCATCAAACATTTCTTTGGTGAATGGAATCAGTTTCTCTTCACCTCTATCAATTCTATCACACATTTCTATCAGGTATTCAAGAAACTCTTTAGGATATGTTTCATCTAGATTGATAGAAGTCCAGAACCAATTATAACATTCTTCATATGGGTCGTCAGTTTTCAGCAGAGCATAATCCTTATAGTTTCCACTGATAAGGTCTCTCCACATCTTGAAGTTATTTCCTACCTCCCTCCAACCAGTTTGCAGGCAGTGACCGAAATAATACTCAAACCAATTCAGTTTTGTCTTCATCTATTTGCTCCAGTCGTTCCCAATTCCAAGTACGCTCAATAAATCCAACATCAAATCCGAACTTATATACCCAGAACAAAATACTCAGCAGACCACTACTACCAAAAGTGATTTGAATGTAGGGCCAAGAAGGAAAATCATTCCAACTTACAGATGTTTGAAGAAGTGCCCAACGGTCTGTAAAGAAGAATTGAACGTACCATTCGTGCCCAAAATCTTCACGATAAAACCATTTAGCAACTTGAAAAAATTTCATTGTTTCAGTTCCTCAGCAAGTTGCAACATATCGTTCTTATCTAGAACAATCAAATCGTTTTGTGCCGTATAAGATATCACATAGTTACTAGCAAGTGAAAGAATAGCAGCAACTAACTTTTCTTCAGTATTAGCACCTTGATTAGTTCTCTGCTCCCACACAGCACTCATAAACTCTTTTGCTCTTTCATTCATTTTTTATTTTTCTTTTCTTCAGTTTGAGGTTTTGGTTGAGTATAAGGGATTCTACCAGTTTCATTATACATCAGAATATCATACTTGAACTTACATTCAAGTGGTTTCTGATTACACATTTTAAGTGCATTATTAGTAATTGTATTTACAGAAGTTGCACCACCAATAGCAAATCCAGCAATTGCAGTTAGAATCAGAACTGGATAAGCAATGATAGATTTAATAAACATAATTTCAATCCCAAGAAACGTTTTGAACAAGGAAACCTGGCATCACATAAGTCAAACCAGTGCTAGAAGGTTTGTAATCCCATTTATACTCGTACTTATTATGACTATCCCAAGTTACGAATCCTTTTTCTTTATCAAATCGTGATTTAATTGTCAAACTAAAACGATTTGAGTAAATGTTGCGTGTGCGAAGTGCTCCACCTTTCTCACGAGTTTCAACTACTTTACATACATCTGTTATAAATTGGGTCGATGTTTCTACTGCACACGAAGTTTCGTAGGCAAACGATCGATGAGTTTTCTGTTCTTGTGCAAATACAGGAGAAGTCAGAAAAAGAGAAGAAAGAAGAAGAATGCTTTTCATAATCATTTAACAATTTGCCAGTTAAAATCTTGTGTTTTGTTTAGAGTGAATTTGTATTTTCCATTCACTGATGTCAGGAACATAGTTCCATCTTTTTCATCATCTACATAGCAACTATGTAGATTATCCATCTCTACATCAAACCTGACTTTTGCCAGATTTGACACAGGTTCTACACAAACAAATTTACGTTTAGTTGCAGTTGCCATAATCACTTATTCATTTGGAGAGTAGGAACAGGCATACCACCTTCAGTAGGCACATAGATGGTTACATTACCATTCTTACTGCCATCTTCGATACCAGTGATATACAGATACTGAAGATACTCACGATTGTCCTTCAGACTATCACCGATGATTTGGTTTGCCTTGGCAACACCAGAAGCACGGATGATTTCAGCATCAGCAAGTTGTTGAGCACTATCTTTCTTTGCTTGTGCTTCCAGAACCGCAACCTGACGAGTGTATTCTGCCTTTTGCAGTTCTGCTTTACCAGCAAGAGATTGTTGCCACACATTATACATTGGTCCACCAATAAACAGCAGAGCAATAACAACTACAAACCCAACACCAAATACAATGGCAACAGGGGTGTTGGGATCATCGTAACGATTCATAATTTACCTCAAATAAAGTTCAGGGAGTAATCCAATCGTAACTACCAGGAGTTTCTACACTCTCATTCCCATCATATTCATCAATACGATAAGGACCAGAGACCTCAGCAATAGCAAGTTTAGCACACATTCCGTCTGCTTTGGCACCCATTTCTTCTACAACTTGAACAAGAATAGGATCGTGACGGGAAATATCATAATCACCATAGTATTTGTGACTGTTGAACATACTCTTGGAGTTTGGGACATATTCTGGATTGGGTTTCAATCCATCATAACCCAATTCAATCATTCGGTCCATTGCCTCATTAGAGAGACCGAACCCACCGTAGCAGGCATTATATACTACTTTAGTCATAATCAGTTATAAGTACAGAGTTGAGTGATACGACCGTATTGAATGCCTTCAGACCATTTGCCTCCAGCAGCAATACAGGATTGTTTGGATGGAACAATAGAGTTGCCTGTGGCAATACTAAACAAAGCAACACATCCAATACCAGCAATAGCAACAACAATCAGCAACTCAATAAGAGTAAATCCTTTAGAGTTCATCACAGTTTAAATGGAGAAACAATCACACGAGGTTCAACATAAACAGGGCGGGTTTTGCCACTGCCAGAAGGATCAGAACACATCACCCAAGTTCCTTCAGCACTGGAAGGAGAGAACAAACCATTAGGATCTGCCTGAGGAAGAGTTGTGCCAGTGTATTCATACTTCTCTGGATTAGTGTATTGAGTGGCAGCAGGAAGACCATACCCAATAGAATTACACAGAAACACTGGACGACCAGTAGTTTCGGGAACAGTGTAAGTATAAGTCACCAGACCATCCTGGTCACGCATCTCAATAATCTGCTTCAGCAATTTACGTTCACGGAAGTTCTTGATGGCAGGCATACCCGTTTGTGATGTGCCTTCTTGTAGAATGCGTTCTTGTTGAGCACGTTGCTTATCATCAGAATCTTCATATTCTTCACACCCAACAAGAGTTACACTCAGAAGTGCGATTGAAGCAAGAGCAATAAAAGGTTTCATAGTTTTGTTGATTACTTTGTAATTATAGCAGGGATTGAGGGGAATGGGAGGGGTCTTGTGCCAGTTCGTCAGAGTGTCAGGGTCTTAAGAGTCTCATCTTGACTTGATTTCAGAAGAACCTTAAGAGCATCATATTGAACTTGAGTCAGTTCAAGAGTTTGAGTCTTATAGTTTGGATTTTGTGTAACTCCCCAACGAACATCACAATAATTATCAGTCGCAAGAACCTTAAGAGTTTCTACTGGTGCGTTTGGATTTTGTGCAACCCCATAACGAACATTATAATTCTCATCAGTCGCAAGAACTTCTAAAAGTTCTACAGGTGTGTTTGGATTTTCTGCAACCCCCCAACGAACATCAACATTCTCATCAGTCGCAAGAACCTTTAGAGTTTCTACAGGTGTGTTTGTATTATTTGCTAGTTCATATTTTTCATCAAGAGAAAGTGTGAGAACATCAGGTTCATTTACTTCCTTAAGAACTTTAAGGACGATTTCTGCGATTTGTTCTGGAGTGTAGTTCATCAGGGATTTGGTTGTGTATAAAGTCATTATAGGGCATTTGAGGGGGTTTTGGGGTTCTATTGTGCCAGTTGTCAGAGTGTCCTTACCCCCTTATGATTTTTATAAAATGGTGCCTTGAAGTAATGATTTGCCGAACTATGAAATAAAATTATTCCTTCAGGATTCATAAACCCTGGAGAGGCAACAGAACCATAATCCCAAAGTTTATCCATCGCATCATCAAGTTCATTAGTGCTAAACTCTCCAGTATAAAGAGTAGGAACAACATAACAACACTCTGGTTTGTTTTCATAATTCCAGATACTCACATTAAACAAGGAGAACCTTTTCTCACCTTTGGGTAGATTATAACCTCGTTGAATACCACTACCCCACCATTCTCCGTGATGACGACCAGCACCAAGTTTCATCAGTTCATCTTTATTTTCAGATGCCCAACGATGAAACCCAAAATTGTCAGACTCTGCACTCAACCAACGATTGCGACTTCCGATAAACATATCTCCATCGTCAGTGATGTAGATAATACCATTAGTGCCGTCAATCTTTTCAGTGACAATACATTCCTTATGAAGACGGGGGATTTTAGCAAAAGGAACGAACTCGGGGTAGTTTTCGGTCATTATAATCAGTTAGGAAGATTAGAGATAAAAGATTGAAGGTCAGCAGGCATAGCATCAGCAGGAACCTCTACAGCACGGTGCCGAATAATATCTGCGAGTGCTTTCTTATGTGCTGGATCTGCCTTGATGTACTCAAACTGCATATTTTGCAGTTCTTGAACAGCACCAGTTCGGAAGGACTTTGATTGCTCAAAGGTATTCCTACGAACATTCTCAAACTTAGGACCGAAGAATGCAGTGAAGATAAGTTGGTGGTAGGCAACACCCCAAAGAAGAGCAACACCGCCTACAATAGCAAGAATAGGTTTCATTTGATTAACAGATCAGGTGTATAGGTAGAGATAATCCTTTCAAGTAACACGTAATAAGAATATGGAGGAAAGATTGCGGCTCCGAGTTTTAAGTTCCAAACAGGAGACAATACAACTCCAGCAACCCAGGCAAATATAAAAATAACTGAGGACAAATTAGATGAAACTGAAGCTTTCATTGGATTTCGTTGATTACCTGTGTATTATAGCAGGTCTGCAGGAGCATTGGAGGTATTGTGTGCCAATATGAGGACTGGCACAAGGCATAAAAATAGGAGGCATTACACCTCCTTGTAAGTTTTGGGTAAGAAGGAAACTTATAACCCCCTCACTCGTTTAGTTCAAACCAATGCGGTTTGACGAGAGAAAGCAACAATTTTGTTTGCGTTTGTTTTCTTGTCCCGTCAACAGATACAACATAAACCCCAGTCGATTCTAATTTACCCCCAAGAAGTGGAGATAATCGGTACTGCCCCGATGTCCTGGAATATAGAGGTCACATCCTCTTGAACTTATTATATAGTACCATAAAGAGTTTTATGAGTCAAGTTTCAATATAATGTTCTATGAAATGACAGTTAGCACTAAGTGGAGGATAAGGAAATCGAATCCTTATTTCTGAATTGCAAATCCAGAGTAATAACCGTTATACGAATCCCCCATTTTGGTGGCGGGGGGTGGAATCGAACCACCAACCTGAAGCTTATGAGACTTCTGTGCAACCACTACACTTCCCCACGATATTTGGATAATTTATATCCAACTCCAGATGTAGGTACTGCCCCTACCAATCTCCGATTAACAGTCGGGCCCGTTCGCTTGCTCGGTCATCTGGAATAAGAATGTCAAGTATTCATTAAATACTCAACTGTATTTACTACGTCATTCATAGCATCTCGTAAATTTTCTCTTTGGCCTGATTCTTGTTTAACAATTGGACGAGAATCTTCACATAAAGTCCATCTCCATTGATTCATTTCTTTACAGTGCCAAAGATTAATTTTCATGTTTATTGTATTCGATTTTAATCCAATTCAGAAGTGCATTAAGTTCCATTCTTTTTTCTTCAGTAAGATCAAATTTCTTATTGAATAGATAAAAGTCTAGTGCCTCAATTACAACTTCTCTATCTCTTTGTGAAATTAAGGACATAATGAATTTGTAGTATTTGGAGATATTTAGTTCTCCAAGTCGGGATGACAGGATTTGAACCTGCAACATCTTGAACCCAAATCAAGCACTCTACCAAGTTGAGCTACATCCCGTGGTGGGTGATGAGGGATTCGAACCCCCGACTGTCTCGGTGTAAACGAGAAACTCTACCACTGAGTTAATCACCCTGGAGCGAAATAGGAGATTCGAACTCCTGACGTTCTGCTTGGAAGGCAGACATTCTACCGCTGAATTAATTTCGCATTATTTGATTGTAAGACAGAATCAAAATTCTGTCAAGCCCCCGACTAGATTCGAACTAGCAACCTTCTCATTACAAGTGAGATGCACTACCATTGTGCTACAAGGGCATTATGCTTCATAAGAAGCAACGGAAGGTGGGAGAGTCGAACTCCCAAGGGCTTTAACACCTCAACGCTTTTCAAGAGCGGTTCCGTCACCAATCGGATTGACCTTCCTTATAATCTATCTTTAAAGGGTGCCAGCACCCTATAAATTTATTTAGAACTTACAAAAGTGTTGATTCTATCAGCAAGTTTTTCAACTTCTTCGTATGTAGGATAATCTGGATAATCCATCTTAACCGTATTCATAGAATTTTCATTCCAACAACGGGCAGTATCATACTCAATGCTAAACTTATCGTTAGCAAATGCATATGCTTGCTTAAAAATCTCAAATCGTAGTTCGTAAGGTGACATTCTTTTACTCCTGTGTGTTTGTGCGTTTGATGGATTAAGTGTGATATATCTCATAAGGATATAACAGGGACTTAACCTCTATCAATAGTATATATGACATTCAATTGAATGTCAAGCGTCCTTTGAGAGATTAACATTAGATGCTTTATCTCTATAGTTTTTTCTCCTATAAATGTTTCTTTGCGTATTTTTTGATTTTTTATTTTTTACCCCAAAGGTGTCAGTTTGACTATGGCAATTTGGACATAGCATTCTTATATTGTCTTTTGTATTGTTATCTGGGTTGCCATCAATATGGTCAAATTGAAAAGTAATTGGTTTACTATTCCATTCTTGTATTCCACACATCAAACATTTATGATTTTGTTTTTCACTAATCCACTTTTTTGCGATTTCTGGTGGAACTCCTTTTTTATTATTGTAATTCCCATTTAACCATTCGGTTAAAAGTTTATTTGATTGATATTTTTGTTGGCATTTATTAGAACAATACTTACCAGTCTTTTGAGATGGACTGAAAGAAAACTCAATACCACAAGTTAAGCAGTTGGACTTCATAATAGTTAGAGCAGTTGTAATTATTTATAATACTCTATTCCACTGAGTTAAGAGGACAAGGCGAAGGGTGAGGGATTTGAACCCCCATCGCAAGGTTTTGGAGACCTGCATCTTACCATTAGACCAACCCAACGTGGTATCCGTGAGAGGATTTGAACCTCCAACACCTACCCCCTCAAGGTAGTGCCTCTTCCGATTGGGCTACACGGACGAGTTCCAGAACTAGGATTCGAACCTAGACGTACACCTTCAAAGGGTGCTGACCTGCCAGTTAGTCGATTCTGGAGTAGGAGTCTAGGGTGGGATTCGAACCCACGGTGATAAGAGTTTTGCAGACTCTCGCATTCGACCACTCTGCCACCTAGACATTTGAACTATCTGGAATTTCCAGATAGTTGAGAGCCCCCAGTCGGATTTGAACCAACGACCTACTCATTACTAGTGAGTTGCTCTACCACTGAGCTATAAGGGCGGGGTGCCATATGAGATTTGAACTCATCTACCCAGTTTCACAAACTGGTTCCTTAACCACTAGGATAATGACACAAGGCAGTAGTGGGAATTGAACCCACGGTCGCATCGGTATGAATGATGTGCTTTACCACTCAGCTATACTGCCAGCAGAAAGGGAGGGATTCGAACCCTCGGAGGGATATTCTCCCTCGGAAGTTTAGCAAACTTCTACCTTAAGCCTCTCGGTCACCTTTCTATGTTGTCTTGAAGCAACCCATAAGGGTTTTATGTTGCCCGAAGGCAACAATTGGAATAGTGAGATTTGAACTCACGACTTCTGCGTTATCAGCACAGCACTCTACCACTGAGTTATATTCCATTATGTGCCCTTGGTGGGGAATGATCCCACTCTCAATAGACTTGAGGTTTCGTACAAGAAGTACCCTTACGAGGGGAATCTTATCAGTGTGGGTTCAGCACACCTATCTAAAACTACTTTGTCAAGTTGAACCCTATTTCACCGTCCCAACGGCAAGGGCAAGCGGGAACAGTCGGATTTGAACCGACAACACCAAGATCTTCAATCCTGTGCTCTACCAATTGGAGCTATGTTCCCAGTTGTTTTAAAATCCCAATAAAGGGAACACCGTAGAGGGGAGTCGAACCCCCAAAAATTCACCTTGAAAGGGTGATGACTTTAACCAGTTTGTCTACTACGGCACACAGAGTAATCTAAAAGATTGTTAGATTACCTGGAATATGAAGTATCCCTAAAGATACTTCAACGACGATGAGGAGATTTGAACTCCCGACTTCTTCCGTGACAGGGAAGCACTCTAGACCGCTGAGTTACACCGTCAAGGTGGGAGAGACAAGATTTGAACTTGTGAAGGCAGAGCCGACGATTTTACAGACCGTTCCCATTAACCACTCGGGCACTCTCCCATTAGATAAGTTTAATGACTTTCTAGGTCAAATGAGAATAAAGATTATTCAAATAATCTTTTTTGTCTTCATCCGAAAGTTTTTGATAATGTGCCCATCTAACTCTAATAGTTTCAATACCTAATGATTTTAGATATTCATCTCTATAAAAGTTAGACTTAACTATCCTTTCATCCACATAATGCTGTTCTCCATCTATTTCAAGAGCAATATCTCCGATACGGAAATCAATACTATAAATTGATACTGGTTGCTCCGAAATAAAAGAAACTCCTTTATCTAATAACCACTTTTCAAAATAACTTTCTGGGTAAGATTGTCCTTTCGAATAATGATTAAGTTTATAAGGAACTTTATCTGGATTTTCTTTCAGATAGTTTTTTCTAGCAATAGAGATTTTTTTCTTTGTTTCCTCAGTTAGTGGGTGGCTTGGCGCAAGTTTGCGTGCCTGACTCTTATTTCTGGAAACAAAATCACCTCGTTGTTTTGCTTTGCATAGTGTAGCAGATGTGACTCCATATTTATTTTGGAGTTTCTCCCAAGTCATACCATCATTATGGTCCTTTTGAATAAGAGACCAATCATAACGTTTATGATATTTTGATTTGTTTTCCATTATTTTGGTTAAGTATCTAACTTATTTATACAAGTATAATACTTAACCAATGAGTTCGGTGGGACTCGAACCCACAACCTTCGCCTTAAAAGGGCGTTATTCTACCATTGAATTACGAACTCAATAATATGGTAAATATTCAGTTTTCAAGTTTCTTTGAGGACTGCTTCCCCCACCGACTCAAGTAATATACCAGAGTTTGGACCCTGGTGGCAAATCATACGACCAGTTGAACAACTGGCACAAGGCATAAAAAAGAGGGAGAACCTTTTGGATTCTCCCTCTTCATTGCTTTTATGGTTTGTTCTTTTAACTTTGACTTACCATATTCGCAACCAAGAGGGTCTCTCCAATAAACCAGCGGTTCATCGGATAATCACTCTTAGGTTGTGTATGAAGGTTAGTCATTGTTTTAAGTCGTTGTTTTATTTATAAGGTCAAGAAGCAACTTTTTCTGCTTTTTTAGCATTCTTTACTTCGGAGATTTCTGCTCTACGAGTCTTTGCAAGTTTTGCAATTTCTTGCAGAGCTTTCCTTGCTCTAGTTCCAGCAGAACTATTTCCAGTTTCAAACTTCTCATCTTCTTGTTTCCAAGTTTCAAAAACAGAAGCAATTTGATTTACAGTATCAGACATAATTGTTATAAAAATAAAATAATTATTATTTATATATGTAATTTTAAACTATTAGTTTAAAATTGTCAAATTATCATCCTTGAATATAAGAATCAACGATGGGTTCTCTTCCAATTCAATTCCACATTGTCTGGTTCATAAAGACTACCTTGCTCATATCCCTTTTTGATATGGTGCTTAACCTTCTTACCACCAACTCTAGACATATTTCTAAGTTGCTTAGCTGTTGGGTCAGATTTAACATTAAGACCAATTCCACTTTCGGGGTCATTAATCTCATTTCCTAATCTAAATGCCTTACGTCTTGCTTGTTTAGACATTCTAGAAACAGGAAGGTCTTTCCTTTCTTCATACATATCGTATTCTTCACAAATACTTTCTCTCCACTCTTCACTCATATTCACCATAATTGCTTCTGCTGCTTCATAAGTATCAGCATATCCTTCATCAAGGAGGTGAGAAAGAACTAAATCATAAAGGTCAAAACTTTCTTCACTTACACCTCTTGCTATTTGTCTAGCAAGTTTCTTACCTTTTGGTTTTCCACCAGGACCTGATGGTTCACCTGCTTCTTCTGGATTATAGTCATATGAGTCAGTTTCATCAGCAGCTCTATACATATTTCTATCACTTTGAGTCATAAATCTACGTTTACGACCTTGGTCAGATGATGTTGGTCTAGGATCAGTTCTTCTAGCATGACTTGCTGCCACATCACCACCTTTAGTTCTCTTATCCTTGTTACGTTCCCTAGCAAGAGCACTAAAAGAAAGATGTGCCTTTGGAGTTAATCCATACGAACCTTCTGCTTCATCAATATCTTGAAGATAAGGAGAAGCATAAGGCCAACGATTCATTACATTGTGCTCCTCAGAAGAAGCTTCTGTAAGAATTTGATGCGAAAGATAAGAAATGTTCTGAAGGTCCTTATAGTTCATTGGTTTTTTATAGTTTTATATAATTTATTTATAAAACTGAATCCAGAACATAGTTTGTAACTAACAATTCTGTTTTAACGTTGTCCTGAGTTCCTTTTTCCCCACGATGAACCATTGAATATCGGAGTTTCCATTCATTCAAATTGTACTCTTTATAACGATTCAGCAACCAATCATTTAGATTATATGTAATCATAAAACGATGAGGGCACTTATCTACATCATCAGCAAATCTTTCGTGTGAGAATGATGAATGAAGTTTCCTTCCAGTTCCATAAAGGAAATCCTTGATATCATAAGGTGGGTCAAGAAATACAAATACTTCCTCACCAGGGTCATTCATTACCTCGGCATAATCAATATTAGTAATCTTCCAATTCTTGATAATATAAGAATACTTTGGAAGTTTATCAATTCCAACCAAAGAGAAGTTGGAACGTGATGCTTGAACTGAGAAAGTAGAATTCTCAGTCAAACCAGAATAAGAACACTTATTCAGAATAAAGAAAGCAACTGCTTGTTCTAATGGTTCAAGAGTTTCAATGTCACTCTGATACCGATCGAACAAGTCTTTATGTGCTTCATCATCTCCATTCACTTCTTCTTTGATTGCTCTTAATTTGTCTTTAAGAACTTGTCCATTATCACGGAGTTGAATCCAAAAGTTATAAAGATAAAAATACTTATCATTTACCCAAATAGGAACTTTTGGATAGTTCTGCGAAACCATTAAAGAAATGCTTCCACCACCCAAGAATGGTTCTCTAAACTCCTTGAAATCACTAGGAAACCAAGGAGCAAGAGTTTTAAGTGCTTTACTCTTTCCTCCGGGATAACGGAGCATTGTCTTTAATGGAAATTGTTTCATTTAGTCTATTGTGCTTGTTCCCAAATGTATTTTAGCAGAGTTTTGCTCTCAGGTACAACATTAACTTCTTCTACATCATTTATGCCATCATAAATCATTGTAATATCTTCCTGAGAAACTGAGAAAGTAATTCTCGATTTACCTTCAGTAAAGTTTTTAGAAAACAGAAGTTTTGCGTCAAGAACGGCAAGTCGGTGAGTCCAAGGATCAATCAAAACAAACCATTCGGACCTAGTTTTGAACTCAGAAACTCCCGACTGAGTTTTTTTGAAATCCCAAGTTTTTGATTTGATCAACCAAGATTTCTTTTCTTGGGGTTCCAAACCAAATTTTTTCGTTTTTGCATCCCAAAGATGTTTTGTGCGATAAAGACCATCTGGGTCATTTTTTTCTTTCTTTTCTGATGCTTTAATATCAATATATTTTGAGAAGGTTTCAATGAATCCAAATTCAATTGATTCACCCCTAGCAAAACAATCAATCCCTTCATTTAGGGGATACATCGCAGCAACTTTATTTGCTTGAATGAAGAATTTTTTATATTCCTCAGAGGGAATAGTTTTCAAATCGGAAATAAACTGTTCAATCATAATACTAATAACTGAAATAATGTGTGTTTGCCCTTTCGGGCAAGTGCGAGTAGGGAGACTTGAACTCCCACGGGCAATGCCCAACAGATTTTCTTACCACTATAGTTTTCACTACCCTTTCGGTTTGTGGTCTGGACTATACCTTCACCATACCTTTCAGTTTAGGTGTTCCCCGTCTAGTCTCTACACGTTTTGCATTTTCTAGATAATTCCAACCCTCTCTAGAAGCACATTGGGTAGCCGTTGTCTTTCCAACTGTCTTGCAACTTCGCTCGGTATTGCCATTTTACAGGTTTCACCGAATTTGAGGAATTACACTCATAAGGTTTCCCAAATGAGGCTCAATTTTCATAAGTCTGGTGTGTCTACCGATTCCACCATACTCGCTTGTATGAGACCATTATAACTCAAAGAATCATAATAGTCAAGTGCTCGTTACTGGGATCGAACCAGTCTATCAGGTCTTATGAGGACCGCGCTTTCGCCAGAGAGCTAAACGAGCGTTTGTAGAAACTCTCCCCAACTATTACCATAATGAATTATATGATGACAGTTGTGGCAAAGAAGATCGCATTTATCTACTTCTTCTTTAATAGTATCCCATTTTCTATTAGCAAAAGATCTCCCATCAAGTTTTAATTCTTTTTGGGAAGGATCTCTGTGGTGAAAGCATAGTGTTGCAGGTCTATCTTCACCACAAGTTTGGCACTTACCACCTTTATATTGAAGTGCTTTCCATTTATTGGAATATGCACGTTCTTTTTGTTCGGTATAAGTATTTCTATTCACAACACAAGGATCATTTCTATACCTCCACCTTTGACGACAGGTTTCATTGCAATAAAGTTTTGCTCTTCCACCCTTTCTTTGGTGTTGTGGAACTTCTTTTCCACACGATTTACAGTTAATCATTTGTGTTATGAAGATATACATACACCTATTTATAATAGATGCATTCGCTATTCGCAAATAACGAATAGCAATACGAGTGCCTGGATTCGAACCAGGTCAAAGCCGCTAATCTGGCGGAAAGAGTTTATAAGACTCCTCTGACTACCAAGTCTCACTCGCTTGAACCAGATCAATTATAGAGGATCTGGAACTCTTTGTCAAACAGAAATCAAAGTCCCATCTTTACGAAATTGAGAAATAAGTTTCCCAACACTATCAGCAACTTTAACCTGTTCTTTCACCAAAGTCAAGTCATTGCACTTGAAGACATAAACTTGCTCTGGTTTGTAGGTGTAAGCAATACCTACCTGATTTTCAGCATAATCAAACTGAATCTTTGCGATAGCAGAAGAATCAGTGAACTCAAGAACTTCCATCGGTTTTCCCTTGATTACCTAGTAATCATACCACGGATGCTGCTGCGTGGCAAGGGGAGTGGACGGTTCGGAAAGTGTCAGTCCTTAATAATTGTAGTGAACCAAGTCTCACTCATACCCTCAATGATTTTATTTGCAGATTCATTGTCATCTGCATAACCCTCCGAGATGAGATGCTCTATAAGTTGTGAATGAATCTTATAGGTTTCCTGCAATTCTCTTGGTGTTGGTTTCATCTGACTACTTTTTTCTTTTATTTATTCAAAAACCCTCTCATACCAGTAGTAGCAACGAAACTCTCAAGACCTTTGTTAATCGGACGAACTTTGATGTAAATTTCATCAGGAACTTCACCAAAGTATCCTTGCAACCAAGGGCACAACCAAACAGGAAGACACATAGTCGTATCAGTATAAGTTGTACCTTCTTCATCGGATACTTCTTTCACAAGAAGAGTATCATAATCATCAGGTTCTTCAAGAAAGAGAGAAATCTCAACTTCATCACCTTCAATTGGATACTTCCCAGTCTTGAAGAAGCAATGTTCGTCAATTGCTTCTTCAGTTCCATTCATCAGAAGTTCTTCAACTGTATCATTATGAGAATGATTGAAGTGGTAAAGATTGTCGTCTAGTTTGATTGCTACAACTGTAAGTTCCATAAGAGTCTTGTGTTTCAAGTAGTATAGCACAAAAAAAGGTGCCTCGGGGACACCTTGGGACAGTTTGGGAAGTGGTCCTCACCCGTGCTCTCCCATTGCTTTTTGCTTACGAAGTTTCTTTGGATTTTTGGTTATTCCACCTTCTCCTTTTGAAGTTGAAATTCTTCTTTCTTCGGGGTCTTGGTCTTTGCCATAAGTATAAAAATCGCTAGACCTTCTCAGTCTTCTTGTTTTTGGGTCTAATCCCTGTCTTACATTAAACCTAGATGGAGGAGTTGCTGTTTTTTCATCAAGAACTTCCTCTAGAACAATACTCTCTCTCCAATCTTCACTCATATTCACCATAATGACTTCTGCTTGTTCTTGAGTATCAGCATAACCTTCATCAAGAAGATGTGAGAGGATGATGTCGTAATAATCATAACTATCCCGAATACCTTGCCCGTCACTTCTCATTAACCTATTCCCAAATGCTTTTTTCTTTTTCTCACCCTTTTCTTTGTTTGCTGCTGCCTTTGCCTGCGATTTTTCTGGATTGTGAAACGCACTAACAGCAAATTGATTGCTTGCTCTATTTTGCAATTTTTCACCTTCGGGAGTATTGCTGGGAAGTGTTCCAGCATACATATTTCCACGAGTAGCAGTTTTTTTTGATTTATTTAATAATTGATGTCCCCTGTTTCTTGCTTTATCTCCAAGGTCTTTATAACTTTCATCATAAACCTGATTATAAGCTTCTTGAAGGGCACGAAGGTCTTGTGAGTCCATTTTTACAAATACTTTTTAGTTATTTATGTATATTATCAGTCTGCCTTTCCGACCATCAATCCAGTTTTTGCGGACCTCTCAGTGCTTCTTTTGCCGAATGCTTTCTTATAAAGTTTTGCTCTCTTTTCTGCACCAGTTTTCTTATCTTCACCAGACATCACAGCAGTTGGTTTTCCAATCACAGTATCACCTTTCTGTGCTCCTGCTCTCTTTAAATGTTTTGGAGTATCTTTAAGTGCTTGAATAAAGTTTCTTCCTCTTTCCATTTGTTGATGTTTATCACCTTTTCCAACTTCACTATCTCGGTGCATAATATCTACGGTATGAACTTTACCTGTCTTATTTGCACCTGTCTTTGTCATTTGCTTTTTCAAGTCTTTCACTCTTCTTACACTTTCACTTGAAGGTGCAGTCTTGAGTTTAGTCATTCCAGTTGCAGTTCTTCCTGCTGGTTTGAACTTCTTAATTAGTTGTTCTCCCTTTGCTGCTTTTCTTGCCGATGAATGAGTTCTGATGTAATGGTCTTGTTCTGTGCTGCCAATATCATCTTCAGTCCATTCACTATCATAAGTTGTATAATCTTTTGCTTTGGTTCTCAAATCTTTAGTGGAATACTTACCAGTTCCTTTGAGTCCTGCTTTCTTTGCAACTGATGCTGTAGTTCTCTCTTGCCTATCCATATCAGCACCACGACCACGGGCAAGAGTTACTTTACCTCTGGTTCTTTTACCACTTCTTTCACCACCAGAACTTTCTTCAAGTTCTTCAATATCTTCTTTCACACAACGATTATAAGTCTTTCCAAAGAGTTTTTGAGTGCCTTTCTTTTTATATCCAGGCCAGCACTTCTTTGCTTCTGAAATAAATTCTTGATAAGTCTTCACTTTGAACCCCAGATAGAATATCTACCACCATACTTACCTCTCCAAGAATTTTCTGCATTACGTTTTGCTTGAACTCTATCAGTTGCAGTTGTTCCTGGTTTTGGTGCAGTCTTTGCTCCTCTTGCCTTCTTCACTCCTCTTCCAGAACCACCTTCACCGTGCTCGTGTGGTTTGAATCCCATTGTAGGTCCTCCGTGGGTTCCACCTGCTTGAATTGCGGGAGCACCACCTACTTTACCTTGCCTGTATCTTCCAAGGTCAGCAACAGGATTGATTTGCTTTTTCTCAATAGTTCTTGTTTCCCACTTTTTACCACTACCTTCTGGTGCTTTTTGCACAGTTTTTTGTGTCTTAGTTACATAAAGAGGAGTCTTCTTCTTTCCCTTTACTTTATCCTCTTTACGCATCTCAACGAGGTATGCTTCTTCTAGGAACTCTCTGAAAGTTTTCATTTTTTTAACTTTTATTTTTATTTATCTTGTTTTTTTTTACTAATCTTCTCCTCTTCTAGTCTTTCTTCTTGCTTTATTCACAAGAGTAGTGAAAGCTCTCATGGGACTAATAACATTATCAATATCTTTTAGTTTACTGCGATTAGTTCTTTCAAATGCGTGAAACTTGCTGTGATGAAATCCTGGTTTTTGTGGTTTAAACTTTGAGACTGTACCTTTATCAGCAACAACTAGATTTCTTGGGTCATTGCCATGATACTTTTTTTCTTTTGCTTGCTTTTTCTTATGTCTCAATACATCACCAGGAGACATATCTTTCATTTCTTTACCAGAGGTTTCTATTTCAGTTGCATGATGAACTTCTCCACCACGTTTTCTTGCCAATCTATGCTTATATTCAACCTTTGCTCTCTCTTTTGGTGTTAGTTGCCCTGTTGCCTTTTTAGTTCTTTCTTCACGGTCTTGTTTGTGCTTTTCTCTAGCTTGAACTGAAGCAATGCCATACTTAGGATTTTCTTTTGTTCCTCTATTTTTAATGAAAGTTCCATCTGGCAATTTCCCTCCATGATGTCTCATTAACTCATCTTTAGTTGAGAAATGTATTCCTTCCCTAATTATTATTGATTCTTCCACAAACTCTTTGAAAGTCTTTTTCTTACGATTACGTGCTGGTTCAGATACTCTTGCACTATCTAAATTTCTATTTGCTTCTTTTCTTTTTCTCATTAGTTCTCCCATCAAAGGAAGACTGGGTGCAGCATCGTGCCCAGATCTTACTAATGATTGAGGAGATTGTGCAGCATTTGCAGCAAATGATAATGCCAAAACTGCATTTGCTGCAACATCTCTTTTTCTACCTTCAGAAAGCATTTGCATACAAAAATACCTTTGATTATTTATCAAAGGCAGGAGAATCAACATAAGAAAGAGACTTAACAAAAAGTTCAGTAAATCGTTCTTGTTTTTCTGGATGTACGTATGCTGGATTTTGCGAGATTGCCTTACGCAAAACATCCATTTCTTCAAATTCTTCTTTACTTAAACTCATTAAATGCTCCTTATTTTTGTGTTAGTATTCTAACACATTATCTATCAATATGTAGTTTTCTTAAGAATTTATTTATGTTTCTGTGAACTTTTGTAAAGTTTCAATATCTTTATCCAATTCGTTTTTTTGTCTTATTTTATCATAATATTCATAGAGGGAATTATGAACATCCATTAAATGGTCAACCCAGAAACCAGAAGGATAAATTCCAAGTGCATCTTGAAGTCCACGATGAGAAGTTCCTTCCTGTTCTGCCTTACACATAATGTAACAGATTGCCTGAACCATATCAAGTTTATCTTCTTCAGAAAGCATAAAATACTTTCCTACTGCTCGTTGCTTTGCTTCTTCATTTGCTTTTTGAATTTGTTTACATTCATCAGAATCCCACCATTCTTGGAGAGAACGACCAAATTCATTAGGTTTAGTCATTATTCTCCAAACATAGTCCCAAAGAAACCACTACTTCCTGGTTTACGATTTTCCAATTTATCAAGAAGTGCATCAGTGCTTTGGAGAGAATTAATACGATTGATAATATCGGCAATTACACTACAAACCATAGGTCGCTCTTGACGAGCAGCATATGCAAGAGCATTACGCAATGATGCTTCTGCTTCTTTCAGTGATTCTTCAACAGATTGTGATAATGCCATTTCAATTCTCCTTAATCCAAAATCCATCAGCAGTCATAGTCCATCCAGCAGCAATTGTCTCATCATAAGTCATTTGTTTTTCAATTTTTTTAAGAAGATAAGAACCATCACCCTGATCCACCCATTCAATTTGATCCCCTTCTTCTAGGTTTGCTGCCTCTAGAAGATCGTCAGGGAAAGTAACAAAGTATTCAGCACTAGGACCATCTACTTCAATGGGAAGTTGCCACTTGGTTACTTTATCCTTCTTTTGATTGGCAATGCCATACTCAAGATCACTGTGCCCCCAAGGACGCATACCATCATCCTTTTCTTCTTCTGGGTAATAATGCTCTTCCCAGAAGGAAGTCCAAGACTTTTTACATTCTGGTGATGGGTTATCTTTATCACATACAAGATTTTCTTTCTTCTCAAGATATTCATCATATGCTGGGATATGTCCTTTACCATTACCATTTAATAATGCAAGGAGTTCATAACAACGAGAAGTCTGATTTTTGTAAGAATAATAGTTTTCTTCAACTACTTTACGAATACAGTCATAAATTTCTTGTGGAGATGCTTCTGCAGAGTTTAGAGCATCTTCTACCCAAGTCTCAAGTTTTTCAAGAGAATACTTTTTATAGTCAAAGTTCATTAAGATAATCCTTGATTGCTTGCTCCATAATAACCTGAATCTCCTTCTGCGTCAACCCATTCATCCAAGACCATTTTGGGTCTTGTGGGTCCCAATCCATAGTATAAGACCCATCTTCATTTTGAGTGATTTTTAAAGTATCTTCCATCACATATCAATATGAATATCAGATTCCCAAGATTTCTTTTCAACTTTACGAAGAGTTTTAAGTTCTTTATAAAGGTCTTTAATCTGTTGATATGCTTCCTCTGGTGAAATTTTATCACTAATTTCAAGACCAGCAATTAGAGCAACCTTATCACCAAATCGGGCAAGTGCTCTTTCGAATTCAGTTAGAGTTTCGTACATCAGAGATTCTCCTCTTGTTCGGTTTCAATCACACAATCACTCAGAGGATATGCAACACAAAGCATAGAGAAACCTTCATTCATTTGGTCATCATCAAGGAAGGATTGTTCGGAATTATCCACTTCACCTTCCACAACTTTACCAACGCAGGCAGAGCAAGCACCAGCACGACAAGACGAAGGAAGGTCGATGCCTGCGTATTCGGCAGCATCAAGAATGTATTGGTCTTCAGGGCATTGAATAGTTTGTTCGGTTCCGTCAGCAGAACGGAGAGTTACATTAAAAGTCATTTGTCTAAAGTATAATTGCTTAGATTGTAAGTTATGGGATGAATATTGTCAATCTTTTCTTGTAGTCTCTTTTCAACTTCATACAAACAGTTAGTGAGTTCTACATTTTCTTCTTCCAATCTTTTGATATCAAGAAGAAGAGCATTATACTTTTCTTCCAAATCAATAATTTTATCAAAAAGTGACATATCAGTTGTTGGAATCTGGTAAGGTTTTAAAAAATCATCAATCCATTTAAACATTAGATTACTCCTATTTCTTTAAGATATGCTTGATACCTCATAAAACCCCCAAGTCTTACTGGTCTTCCCAAACTATTGCAACATTCAACATAACTATTGAATTCAAACCACGGTGTTGTCGGGTCGATTTGGGGGAATTGGCTCTTTTGTATGTAGTTGTTTGATGAATTTAGAAAGTTCTGTAGTTTCGTTCCATTCCCAGATTGTTCCATCTTTTTGCGTATAAGTTCTTTTAGTCATATTTTTTCAAAACACACACTATTAAAATTACCACAAACTCCCCTTAAAGTCAATTTTGTATGATAAGAATGAACGTTTACTGTTTCTACACAATACACAAAATTTTCAAATAAGGTGTTTCTTGGGTCATCATTGGAACCCCAATTAATTTGTGCTTGGGTACAACCAATGTAAATTACTTTATCCCCGTGTTTAAAGTTTTCCACCTACCTCTCCTTCATAACGTCTGGATTCAGGGAAACCTTCCTGCCTCCCTTTAAGATAGTAACGGGTCGCTGAGATACATTGCTCTTCAGTGAGAGACGTGATAAGTCCATTGTCGTCTTTGTCTGTTGAATACCAGAGTCCATACTTTTTTTCTCGAACATAAAATGCATCATCATAAAGTTGTTCCACTCTTAACTCCATCGACTTGAATATAAATTGTAGTAGTATCGTTCCAATGCCTAATCGCATTGGCACATATGAATATGTTAGTAATAAAATAAGTTGCAAATAGAATTGTTCTAATAATTGCAACTTTATCTGCTTCCTTATTATTTTTTCCTACTTTTTCTCCCAGTGCCTTGCACCATAGTCTCCACATCTGTTCCAGGTTTAATGAATAGTTGATAATCTGTTTTTTTGAACTTGGATTTAACAATATACTTTTCGGCATAATGCATACTTTGAAAGTAACACTTTTTAGTGTCCTTCAATTCCTTTCCATCTTTATGTATAACAAGAATAGGAAATTGTGCGTGAGGGAACTCAATCGTTTCTGGTTTCTTTTTCATTTGGTTTCATCTTCTTCGGTTGTTTCTTCTTCTTGTTCGTTTGCTGCTTCTCGTTGTGCTGCTATTTCTAACATTTCCTCATGAGTCAAGTACTTTTCAGTCATAGGTGCTCCTGGTATTCTCTCCATATTATAACACCCCCTCCCAAGAAGGGAAGGGGTGAGTGACACTTTATTGCGTGTCTGCTTCATAATATGCCGAAATTACTTTGTCGTCCCAAGCAGTTGGTAAATTGCGTTCTCTTGATTTCATATGATTTAATCCAGAAACTGGAAGACCCTCCAAGTCTTCTTCGTGTAAAATTCCATCCAACTGTTTAATTTCATTAAACGTATGAGGAAAACGAAGTGCGTAACGATGCATTCCGTCGAGATTACGATTTGTGCGAGACATAATGTTTGTGAATAAACACAATACTAATTATATCACTTTTTTTCCTTTTCTGCAAACTCTTTCATAAGTTCCTCTGCCAGTTTCATTGATTTCCTATACATAAACCATTTTACTATTGGATTGCGTGGATTGTGAAGCACCCACCACTTTGTTTTTTCGTATTGAAACTTTACAATTTTAGATACTAACACAACAGCATAAGCAACACTATTATCTGTTGCAATCAAATATGCAACAAACACAAAAATACAAAACCAAAAATAATAGGAAGTCATTTCTTTAATGAATAAAGATACTCTATAAGATTTATCTTCAATTCTTCCAATTCATATTCACAACCAAGTTTTTTTGCTGTTGTGCGAACTTCAACATTTTTTGTATGAAGGTCCTCAAGCATTAAATCAATTGCTTGGTTTTTTGATTGGTTTGGCATTTTTGTTTTCTTTTATAATGACTGGGCAAGATGGAACAATTTTTTTTATTTCTTCAATAATTTCTACTTTTTGTTGATTATTTAAACCAACTACCTGTATTACATTATTAACCAATTGAATTGCTTGCGAACAAGATATAATGGTTGTTGAAAGCACCAGAGCAACCATATCCATACTCCTAATTCTATAGGTATTTAATCTACAAATCCAAAACTACAATCACTAGTGTCTACTATTTTCCAATCCAAATCAAGTCCATCAAGATAATCAATTAGTTCCTCTTCATTCTCAGGAAGAATCTCATCTTCATCAAATATAAAAGATGATTCACAAAGAGCAGGACCATATTCTGGTGGATCATAAAGAGTGGATGGATAAACCTGAACCATATCTTCTAAAACAGCACGAACATAAACAGAATTTTTGTTCTGTTGAAAAGTTTCAATTAAACTAATCATTTTTTTTGCGATTTTCTTTTTGAATGAATTTTTTTGCAGTTTCTAATGTATTGTGCATACATATCTGTTCACCATTGTATATGGAAATATATCTATTCCCATACGGAACTGCTGCCCACATCCTATCAGCACTGATGTATCCGTCAGTATTCATCATCTGGACCAGTCATCAAAATCAACATCTGGATGAAGATACTCAATGTAGTCTTCACAATCAACCCCAAGGTATTTTGCAAATTCTTCCAAGTCTTCACGTTTATAAAAATCCACGAGTTCCTGAGTGTTTTGCATCATTTTTTTCCTGTGATCAGTAACCATATTTTGAAATCATTTGGTCCATTCTATCTTCTCTATATTCTTCCTCTTGATTGTCTTCATCATAACTTTCTTGAAGATCTTCGTAGATCATATCTGCGTTTTTATCCAGAAAAAGTTGGGTCATAGGAAAGAAAATGCAAGGTTGTTCTATATATCGCAGAAAAGGGAATCATCCCTCTTCTGTGTTGTTTTGTTGAAACTCTGCGTCAATTTTGTCGTAGAGTTCTACAAAAGTGGATTTGGTTTCATCATCAAAACGATTCAGACAAACCTTAAGTGCCTTGTCTTTCTTACCGAAGATAGAATATGCCTTGATGATATGAACCAGACGACGAGTGCTGATGACTTCATCAATACCACCATCATTGAAGGTCTTACGAATAATCTCAGACCAAGTGCAAAGGTGCTTAACGAAATCAGTGTGCTCACCAATCATAGGAATATTAAGAGACTCTGCCACTTTCGTCAAGATTTTAGTCTCAATAGTAATGGTAGGATACTCTTGCTCAAAGGTAATTGGGAATCGTTCCAGGAATGCCTCGTTAAGAACATTCGTGCCAATGAAACGACCGTCATCACTACCCTTACCTTTAGTGTTTGCAGTTGCAATCACATTGAAACCTGCCTTGGGAGAAACGTGCTTACCGATTTTCTTAAGGAATACACCCTTACCCTCAAGCACCGATTGCAGGCACATAATCTTGTTAGATGCCAAGTCAATCTCATCCAAGAGTAGAATAGCACCACGTTCCATTGCTTCTACTACAGGACCATTGTGCCATACAGTTTCTCCGTTGACAAGTCGGAAACCACCAAGCAAATCATCAGAGTCAGTCTCAATAGTGATATTAACACGAATCAGTTCTCGTTTCAGTTGAGCACAAGATTGCTCAATGCTAAAAGTTTTACCATTACCAGAGAGACCAGTGATGAACACAGGATAAAAAATCCCAGATTGAACAACTTTTTTAACATCAGTAAAGTTGCCAAAGCTGACGAAGGTATCATCTTTTTCAGGAATAAGGTTTTGAACGACAGAATTCATAGTTGCCACACCAGGAACAGTATCAGTTCCCTCTGCGGCAGCGGAATTGTAAGTTTCTTCAAGTTCTTGCATAGTTTGCTCCAGATTCCATTTACCACGACCCACCTTGTATTGATTCAGATACTTAGAAAGAGTCGCATACGAAGTTCCAATTTCATTTGCAACTTATTTCACTGCATCAGCACCAAACTCGGTGCCAAACTTTTCTTTCAGAATGGAGATTGCTTGGTCGGTCATAATGTTAGTTTTAGTTGGCATCGGTTTGGTTGATTACTCTGTAATTGTAGCAAGGAAAGGGGGGAATGGGGGTGCCCACTGGACAGTCCCCCAGGTGGTCAAGAGACAAGACTAATGAAGGAACCCAGAAGTTTCTTGTTAGTTTTCTTTTTGCCCAACATTTTAGAAAAACTGCTCTTGATTTGTGCTTTTGTTGCATTATCTGGAACAGAGAACTCCTCTTCCTGGGCAAGAGAACTGGCAGCAATCACATTGAATTGGTCAAATCCAGTATCACTGAATTGAACACACCCACTCTTACGGAACTCTCCCTTGACTTTTTCATAGTTCTCTACACCAGTTCCATACCAACGATGGCACATTGAGAAATCACGACTAGGAGTGATTCGGAAGTTAATCACATTCACAGTTGGAAACCTATCTTTGACTGTTTGAAGGAGAACTTTTGCATAACGAGGAAAGTTATCATATTCCAGAGCAGCATAGACACGACCAGTTTTCCTATCACGAATTGCAGTGCGATAATGCTTAGTGTTACCAACGTAAGAAGGAGAATCAGGATAACGACCCTTACGTTCAGTAGTCACAGAATTCTGATACCCCTCACCATCCGTTAAGAAGATAACATTCACCTTCTGTAGTTTATTCTTTGCCTGGAAATCAGGAATCAAAGAGTGAAGTGCAATCAGACTTTCACCGATAGGAGAACCAGAAAGGTCAAGGTGAGGGGGAACAGCACCACTGCGTTTCTGATAAAAATAGCAAGCACACCAGATATTCTTGAGTTGTTCATCAAGAACACGATTGTTGGTTTTGCTGGTGAAGAAATTCATCAGACGGAAAGAGTTTTCAGGTGCAAGAACACCAGGAACTTTATCATACACAGGAGGATGATTTGGTTGCAGTTCCATATATGAGTGTGCGTCCAGAGTGAAAGCATACACTTCAAAGGGAATATTCACCTTACGGCAGAACCAAATTAGATTTAGAAGTTGTTTGTATGCATCAAGAATGAAATCTCCCATAGAACCAGACCAGTCAAGAATGAAGATAAGACCGTGATTCTTACCGTCAGGCACCACGGAGACCTTCTTGAAGAGGTCTTCGTTGAACTTATAGGTATGGAGTTTGGAAGTATCTAGAAGACCTGTGCGAGCAGTGCTAGAACGAGCATACTGGTCTGCAGATTTCTTACATTCAAACTCTTTTACCAGATAAGAAACTTCTTTCTCTGCAGATTTCTTGTAAGTATTGTATTCATTACAAGCAACCTTGAATGATTCTGCAATGTAAGTTCCTTTCATCTCATAGTATTCCTTTGCCTTGCGGTGAATGAATTCATTAGGAATTACCATTGTCTCAAGATTCATCTTGGGAAGTTCCACATAATGAGTCTCCTGAGCATATTTGTCCACAAGGTCTTGAGACTTTTCATCAAAAGAACGAGATGTCTTGGACTTCAGTTCATCTTGATTACTTTTATTGTGCTCATTACTTGCTTCTTGACCAAGACCACCACCATCTGGTGCTTCCATAGACTTACTCATCTCATCACCAAGAGATTCTTCATCACTTTGAGATTGACCCTGTGAGTCTTGCTGAAGATTAGTTTTATTCTGACCATCCTCATTCTCTCCATCCTCAGAAGAAGAGTTTTGTTGAGGAGTTTCTACTTCTTCACCACCAGGACCAGACATTTCATCTCCACCACCTTGAGTAGGCATAGAGTCCACCTTTTGACGTTTGTATTGAACAAACTCCGTGATTTCACGAGCAAGTTGCAGCACTTCATCAAACGTTTCAGTCTGAGAAGCACGAGTCAGAAACTCATTCTCTTCATCAGAGAAAGCAATGTTGTGAAATGCACCAATCTTGAAGTAAAGATTGATTCGGTCAATGAAAGTTAGTTCATCCAGGTTCTCTTCCTTGGTAGAAAAGAAGTCATCAGAATTCAGTTCATTATAACCATTATAAAAGGTGCGAGAAAGACCAGGATACTTTTTCTTCATCAGACGTTCCACACGAACATCCTCAAGAACGTTCACAAAATCCTTAGGAACTTCGGGATATTCTACAGTCCAGTCAATATTATCTGTAAACAAACTATGGCCCACTTCGTGGGCAACCAAAAGTGTATATACCGTATCACTTGCTTTGTCCCAAGTCGGTAAAGTCAATACTCTACGTTCAACATCAAACATAGCAGTTGGAACTTTTTTATGCTCAATGATAATATTTTCCATCGCAAGGCATTTAGCCAGCATTCCTTTAATTTCTAGATTTACCGACATCTGGTTTGCTTTTGACTACTCCGTAATCATACCAGGGACTAGTGCTCTTGGGATGCTTGGATGGACACTTGGAAAAGTGGTCCCGGTCTTCCTTGAACCCAACCATCACCAGGGCATTCATAACATAACTTTGTTTTATCTCCATTATTCCACCACTTTCTTCCTTTTCTTTTTTGACTTTGTTTCATTTTTGTTTCATCACTAACAATTTTCCCCAAATTGGTTCTTCTTGACTTTTCGGCAAAATCTTTTGTTTTGTATTTCTCACTTTTAGAATTAAATAATCTACCAAGAACCCATCCATCACCAGGACATTCAATAGTATGCTTGTCTATTTCTCCATTATTCCACCATCTCCTTTGAGATACTTGTTGCGAAACCTTTTTCTTATGTTCTTCGGTAAGAGTTTTCCCTATATTTGCTTGTTTAGTTCTTTCAATACAATATTCACTAGGTTTTCTTCCAGAACTTCCTTCTCCACCATAAGACATATTAATCAATAAACCACCTTCACTTTTTAAACCTAAAATAGTGATAATATAATTTTCGTGCTTATATGCATCAAACTCCGTTAGATTTTTCTTTAAAAATATTATTCTATCTTTTGGTGGAGAAGGCATATATTTATTGCCTCTTTTATGAGAACGATATGCTCTATTACCAATACCTTTACCAACATAGTAAGGGGTCATATCTTCTCTTAACCAAGCATAAGTATAATAAGTATTTTTCATCAGGGACACGCACTATACACTATTATTTATAGCAGAAAAAAAGGGGCAGATGCCCCCCGTGTTCCACCAATCCAACCGTCCCACCACAGACGGGTCTTACAACTCAAAGATACAAAGTTGTGAAGACTTACTCATCATACATCAAAGAATTTTAGGTGTCAAGTGTTGACAGGATATAAAAATCTACCTAAAATCACTCTGTTGGGGTTGAAGATAAATTATAGCTCAGTATCTACAGGTCTTTCCCATTTAGTTCCTTCTTGAACTATACCATCTTCATCACCATCTCTTGCGTCAGGGTTATAACCATCAGCAATCTTTTGTTCTAGTGTTTGTTCTGTGGATAAAGGTTCTTCTACTACTACAGGTTCTTCTACTACTACAGGTTCTTCTACTACTACAGGTTCTTCTACTACTACAGGTTCTTCTACTACTACAGGTTCTTCTACTTTTACCCAAGGAAGAGGTAGTGGAGTAATAGGAGGATTGTATTGAGTCTCAATCTTATTTGTGATATATGTGTGTAAATATCCAACATCAAGGTTACTCTCCAACCAACCAATCACAGTTTCTTCAGTAAGAGTTGAATAGTCAGTAAATGCTTCTGGACTTGGTGAAGGAAGAGGATAAGAATTACTCATAGATGCAGATACACTGTTCTCATCTATTCCCGTAAGTCCCCAATGAATAACTTTTACAATATTAGTAAGTCCATTTTCTGCTGGAGCACAGTCTAATTTAGAAATACTCCAAGTATAAGTAATCATTTTTCTTTAGCATACACCATATTTAGATTTGAGATTGTTGCATTGAGTCTCCATACTTTCAAATCCTTTAACTGTCATCCAAGTCACCATTGAATATCGGTTTCCTTTGGTGACTGGTTCTACACCGTGACGATAATACCTGTTAGAAGGAAAGCACACTAGAAGTCCAGGTTCGGGACGAATGCGAATATGAAGGTCTGGAAATACAAAATCTCCACCTTCAAATTCATTGTTGAGATATAAGACCATTGATAAATCACGGTCTACTGTCTTTCTCCAGAGTTGTGTTTGGTCTGGTGCAGTCCATACACCTTCACCATCAATGTGAGGTTGGTAGTGCCCTCCTACACCATAACAGAGTAGTTGTGGAACTTCTGAACTATCAACTTCAAACTGATAAAAAGGATTGATGACTTGCTTTACAATATGATGCATCAGTTCATTGACCTGTGGAAATACAGGTTCAATTGGAGCAATTTGAGTATCTCTTGTTCTCTTATCTGTAATCCATTCAGTACTTCTTGTCTGATTGGATTTGTCTGGATCAAATACTGAAAGGTCTTCTGTCTTGGAAGTTTTCATATGATTTACCAGTGCATCAATACCTTCTTGAC